ATGACCGATGCAAACTGTGGCCCTGGCGGCTTCTGCGGGTACTGCGAGGTCCCCTGCTTCCTGCGGGGCCAGGAAGACGAATCCTTCAGCGCGCTCCTTGAGCGCGGTCCTGAGGGTGACTTCGAGGAGTTCTCCGAGGACTTGGAGTCCTCAGACTCCGAAGCACTCGGCTGTCCCCGATGGGACGACCCTGACGCCGACTGCGACGAGTGCGACGTCAACTTCTTCTGCTTCAACGACTACGAGTCTCCTGAAGCTTGATCACCAGACGGGTAGCCCGAGCGATACCGAGCTTCTAGCCGGTGGGCACAGGCACGGTGCGTGTGAGGGCGGGTTCCGCGCACCCCACATTCTTCTTTCTTCTACCAGGAGGTTGGTAAACATGACGGCTGAGCGAGGCAAGCCGGCCAGCGAGCAGGCCGTCAAGGCTGGCGACAAGCGGAGGGCCAAGGGCGCCAGGCCAACGGTCGAGATCGTGGACGAGGTCTACGAGGTTGACCTGTTCCCCGCCTTCGAGCACCGCTCCGCCCGCGCCCGGTTCAGGGCCTCCGAGGAGTCCTGATGGCAGGCCGAGGGCCGGCCCCCAAGGAGAACGCCGTCCGGCGTAACGCCGTGGACCTCTCCCACCTGGAAGGTGACGAGGACGTCCCCGACAAGCTGCGCAAGCTGTTCAAGCGCGACAGCTACTCGGTGGCCACCTGCCGCTGGTGGGACACCTGGGCTGAGTCCGAGCAGGCCGAGTCCTTCAAGGCCACCGACTGGCAGAGGCTCCAGATGCTCGCCCCTCTGGTCGAGTCCTACTACCGCCGGCCAGGCCACAACGCTCTGGCCGAGATTCGCCAGAACGAGTCACTGCTGGGTGCGACGGTCACCGACCGGATGCGCCTGCGGATGGGCAAGAAGGACGCCGACAAGTCCGGCTCCGACAAGCCCGACAAGCTCCCCGAGAACGTCGCGGACTTCGAGCTGTATCGAAGTCTCGGCGGTGCCTGATCTGACACCAACCTGCGCGAGAGGCATCACCCATGGCCGCGAAGCCTAAGCCCACCCCGCCCAAGTCCAAGCCCGCGCCCCCGGCGAAGGGTGCCGTCCCGCCCAAGCGCGGAGGGCCGCCGAGCAAGAACCCGGCCACCCCCACCCGGACCCCCGCCCCCCGAGGCGGCCGGGGCCGCACGCGCTGACACATGAAGGAGGTTCCCCATGCAGTCTGGGAACCTCCCCGAGGGAGTCCCCCACCCGCAGCGTTCGCTGGGTTACCAGATCCTGCGCTGGGGCGAGCGCTTCCTAGTTCAGCCGGACGGTGAGAACGCGGGCGATCCCTGGCAGTTCACGCCCGAGCAGAAGCGCTTCATCCTGTGGCTGTACGCGATCGACGAGCGCGGTAAGTGGCTTTACGACACCGCCTGTCTCCGCAGGAGTAAGGGCTGGGGCAAGACCCCAGTCCTGGCGGCCCTGGCCATCATCGAGTTCATCGGGCCCGCCCGCTTCTCGCACTTCGACGAGCAGGGCTTCCCGGTGGGCAAGCGAGTTGGCCTGCCGCTGATCCAGATCGCGGCTACCTCGATCGACCAGACCGCGAATACGCGGGACATGATCCGGGGCATGCTGGCGAACTCGCCGGCCGAAGACGAGTACGACATCGAGATCGGTAAGGAGCGGATTCAGTTCCGCTCTGGCCGGCCTGGTCGTATCGAGCCCGTCACCAGCTCCAGCCGAGGTCTGGAGGGTGCTCGACCCACCTTCGTGGTGGGTGATGAGACGCACCACTGGGTGCCCAGCAACGGCGGCGTGGCCGTCTTCGAGGTGCTCGACCGTAACGTCCGCAAGACGGCCGGCGCGGGCTCGCGCTACGTGGAGTCCACCAACGCCTTCAACCCGAACGAGGACTCGGTCGCGCAGCGTACCTACGAGGCGTTCCTGAAGAAGCCGAACGGCAGGCTGCTGTACGACTGCATCGAGGCCGACTCCGAAGAGATCGACCTCAAGGACCTTCCTGCTGTCGAGCTGGGCCTGAAACAGGCGTACGGCGACTCGCACTGGGTGGACATCCAGGGCCTGATCGAAGCGATCCAGGACCCGCGTACGAGTCAGGCGCAGGCATACCGCTTCTACCTGAACAAGATCCAGGAGAGCGCCGACGCTTGGATGGCCAAGCCCGTCTGGGATGGCCTGCGCGAGGACGACGACCCGATCAAGGCCGGCGACCAGATCGCTATTGGCTTCGATGGTTCGCTCTACAGCGACGCCACGGCGATCGTGGGCTGCCGTCTCCGCGACGGCAAGCTGTTCATCATCCACCTGGACGAGGACCCGCACGACCCGCTCAGGGAATGGCAGGTGGACACGCTGCTGGTGGACAAGCGGATGCGCCAGGCGCAGGCGACCTACCGGGTCGAGTGGGTCTACGCGGACCCGTCCTACTGGCAGAACGTGGTGGGCACCTGGGCCTTGGACTTCAAAGAGTCCGACAGGGACAACCGGGACATCGTCTTCGAGTTCTCCCCGGCCCGAGCCAAGCAGATGTGCGAGGCGGTCGAGCGGATGCACACCGCCGCTCATCTGGCTGAGGACATCTGTCACGACGGCAACCCGGACCTAGCCCGGCACATCGCCAACGCGGTCACCTACGAGGTCCCCCAGGGCCTGCTGATCCGCAAGGAATCGAAGAAGTCCAAGAAGAAGATCGACGCCGCGATTGCGGCGGTCCTGGCCTACGAGGCGCGAGCCGAGGCCATCGCTGACGGTCGCATGAGGGTGCGCCGGCGCGCACGCCTCCGCACCTACTGACACACCTGCCGCCCGAGGCTCCCGGCCTGACGCCGAGGGCCTTTCCCATGCCCGCAAACAAGAGGTTGGTAACTCATGGCCCTCGGCCACACCGGGGGCCGCCCCCAGACTCCGCTGGAATGGATCGCCTATCTCGAAGGCAAGCTGTCGAAGCAGCGCTCCGAGGTACGGAAGTACGCCACCTACTACGACTCCGAGAACAAGACGCTGAACTACGCCCAGCAGAAGTTCAGCGAGATCTTCGGCGACATGTTCGTGGGCTGGAGGGACAACTTCTGCCCGCTGATCGTGGACAGCATCAGCGAGCGTCTACGGGTCCAGGGCTTCCGGATGGGCCCGGAGGAGGCCGCGGATAAGGACGCCACGGAGATCTGGCAGTACAACTCGCTGGACGCCGAATCGAACGCCGCACACATCGACGCCCTGATGGGCGGGGCCAGTTACCTGGTGGTGTGGGGCGACGAGGAGGACATGCCTCTGATCTCTCCTGAGAGCGCTGAGGATGTCGTCGTCCAGTACGAGCCCGGCAGTCGGCGTAAGCGCGCCGCCGCGATGAAGCAGTACATCGACGACTGGGGAGTTGAGCACGCCACTCTGTGGCTGCCGGACGGTGTCTACACCTCCGAGGTGCGGGGCAATGGCGAGGGCCGGACGTGGACAGGGCCGGAGCGGGAGAACAACCCGCTCGACAAGGTCCCGGTCGTTCCGCTGTATAACCGGACCCGTCTGAAGCTGACCCCCTTCAGCGAGCTGGCGAGCATCATCCCGGTTCAGGACGCGATCAACAAGGTGGCCGCTGACGCTCTGGTTGCCTCGGAGTTCGCTGCCTTCCCGCAGAGAATTTTGGCAGGTATCGAGCAGCCTCCGGACAACGCCACTGACAGTGAGCTGGAGCAGGCTCGTCAGGCCATGATCAGGGCGTACGTGGACCGCATCCTGACCCTGGACAACCCCGACGCTAAGTGGGGCCAGTTCGAGGCGGCCGACCTCAAGAACTACGTGGTCTTGATCGACATGCTGGTCCAGCACATGGCCAGCCAGTCCAGGGTGCCTTTCCACTACTTCTTGCTGAACGGCGGACAAGCGCCGTCCGGCGAGAGCATCACCGCCGCAGAGGCCGGCCTCGTGGCCAAGGCCAAGGAGCGGATGCTGCACTTCGGCGAGTCCTGGGAAGAGGCCATGCGGCTTGCGTTTGAGGTCAAGGGCGACACGTCCAGGGCCAAGGCGTACAGCGCGGAGGTCATCTGGGAAGACCCCGAGTACCGCAGCAAGGCGCAGCAGGCCGACGCTCTGCTGAAGCTGAAGGAACTCAACGTTCCGGTCCGTCAGCTTCAGGAGGAGTACGGCTACACGCCGACCCAGATTCTCCGCTTCGACGCGATGCGCGAGGAGGAGATGAAGCGACAGAAGGAGCTGGACGACAAGTACGGCCCTGAACTCGTGGACCCCCTGACCGGTAAGCCGACAGGCAAGCCCGGCCAGCCAGGAGCACAGCAGCCGCAGCAGTCCACTCGCGGCGAAGCCAAGCCGAAGTCACCTCAGGACAAGGTCGCTTCGGTCGAGCGCCAGAAGAAGGCCGCTTAACCCCTCGCAGTACGCACGCCAGCCCTAGCCGACATGGTCAGGGCTTTTTGCATTCCCCAATCCGACATGGAGAAGGACACCGATGGACGACAACCAGAACCAGCCGCCCTCCGACCAGAACACTCCCCCGGCTCCACCCTCCCCCAATCAGGGGGTTGGTAGCGACGCTGACACGGACTGGGAGGCGGAGGCCAAGAAGTGGAAGCACTTCGCCAGGACGCATGAGGCCAACTGGGAGAAGGCTTCCAAGGAGCTGGAGAAGCTGAACGAGGCCAACATGACCGACGCTGAGCGTACGGTCGCTGAGGCCAAGGAGCTGGGCCGCCGTGAGGCCCTGGAGTCCGTCGCAAAGCAGCGTGCGCAGGACAAGTTGGAGACGGCTGCTGCCAAGGCCGGCGTGGATCTCACGCCCGTCCTTGAAGCGCTCGATGTCTCCAAGTTCGTCGCCGAAGGCGACGTCAACGCACAGGCGATCAACAACTTCGTCGCACAGGTCGCCAGCCAATTCGCCCCTCCCAAGGGGCCCAAGTTCGCCCAGGGGCTCGGCATCGGCCCGCAGGGCTCTAGCGCAGCAGGCCAGCTCACCCGAGCGGACCTGCCAAGCATGTCTCCTCGCGAGATCGCTCAGGCCCGTAAGGACGGTCGCCTGGACGCCGTGTTGCGCGGCGAAAACTAACCCCCCGCATACCGGGCCCATGGCAGCACGCCGTGGGCCTTTTGTATGCCCAGAACTAAGGACATCCCTTGGCAACCACCTTCACCAACGGCCTTTACAAGGACGGCGGTGCGCGTCTCACCAACGGCACGGCCGGCGTCTTCGTCCCCGAGGTCTGGAGCGCTCAGCTCCTGACGGACACTGAGGACCAGCTCGTCCTCGGCAACCTCTTCGGTACCTCCACGTACGAGGGCGAGTTCAAGCGCGAGGGCGACGTAATCCGCATCCCGCACTTCCGCGACACCGTCGTGGACAAGGGCGTTGTGCCTGCGTACGGCTCCATCGGCACGGCTGACAAGGCTGAGCTGGAGTACATCAAGATGCAGGTGGCCAAGGGCTCCAGCTTCCACTTCGAGGTGGACTCCCTCCACCAGCTCCAGACCAAGCAGGGCGTGGACCTCATGAGCGAGCTGGTCCGCCAGCGGGCTCGTAAGACCGCTCTGGCGCTCGACGCGCTGGTGGCCACCGCCATCGTTCAGGGCTCGATCGAGACCGCCGCAGCCTCGGGTCTGGGCAAGGACGCCAACAGCGACGGCGGCACCGCCGCGCTCCACGGCCTGGTCGAGTCGGTCGCCCTGGGCACCGGGGCCACCGCCCGCTACAACCAGATCGTTGACATGCTCGCGCTGCTCGACGACGCCAACAGCGAGGGTGAGCGGTTCCTGGTCATCGGCACCTCGGTTCGTTCCGAGATCCTGAAGATGAAGGAGTTCATCGACGCGAGCCACTGGGGTGGTACTCCCATCATGGTGAACGGCTTCGTCGGCTCCGTCCTGGGCGTCCCGGTGGTCGTCTCCAACACCGTTGGTGCTCGCGTCGCCCGCAAGGGCAAGCAGGCGCTGTTCGGCCAGACCCACACCGCCGCCACCTCCGTGGACATGATCCTCGGCACGCGGGGTTCGGTCGCTGCGGTCATCCCGAACATCGACATGGACACCTACAAGCCGGAGGCGAAGTTCACCGACGCCGTCAAGGCCCGCGTCCACTACGACGCCAAGGTGATCGCCCCGGCCGAGATCGTCGTGGGCACGCCGGCCACCCCCTGAGCCCCACTGGTTGGGCCCCCGGCTTGAGGTCGGGGGCCTGGCCCCTGCTCGATTGGAGACACCCATGCTGATGTCGGTTGCCGACATCGAGGCGCGCACCGGGCAGGTGTATGAGGACGAGCGGCTGGATCAGGTCAACGCCTACATCACCGATGTGACCGCACTGGTGGAGTCGTTCCTGGGGCGCACCTACGACACCGCCACCCCTCCGGCCGCCGTGAGGGCGGTCGCCTGCCTGGAGGTGATCCGATATCTAAACACTGACCCCGGAATTGCTGCTGACCGGGTCGGTGACCTGTCCACCAACTACGCCTACGGCGGGTCGGTGGTCGCACTGTCGAGCGACGTCAAGACGGCGCTTCGGCCGTTTAAGTGGCGCAGTGGTCTGGGCTCGATCCAGGTCATCAGCCACCTCGTTCCCCCTCCGGCCGAGGGGAGCCCTCCGTGATTCTCGACAGGGCCCCGGAGCCAGTCAAGATTTTCAAGACCGAGTGGGTGTCTGACGGGTACGGCGGCGGCAAGAGCCCCGTCTCCTCCAGCTCCTTCATCTCGGCCAACGCGTTCCTCCTGCCGACCGGTTTCGCCGGAGCCGGCTGGGCGGCCAACATGCGTCTTGCCTCCCAGGGCTGGGCTGACACCGCCCGAGTCACGGTCGTCATCAAGTGGTCGCCCAAGCTCGCCGAGCTGGGCCAGTGGTCCCAGATTGAGGCACAGGGCCGCATCTGGACGGTCGTCCAGGACCCCAAGCGCTGGAGAACCCGGCGCACGGACTACATCACCGCGCTGTGCGAGCTGAAGGGCGGCACCCCTTGAGCTACTCAGTGGACCCCAGGGTCGCAGAGATCGTGGCCGGCCTGGAGGGTGTGCATGCCGAGGTCATCTCAACCGCCCAACGAGGCGCGAGGTTGCTGAAGAAGAACATCAGGAACCGCACCGGGGCAATGGCGCGCAGCGTCAGGGCCGAGGCACTGGGAGACAAGGACGCCTTCTTCGGTATCGGCGACGAGGGCGCGATCGGCTACAACTTCGGCCACCACAACACCTGGTCCGATACGGACATCTCTGGCAGCCGCGTGATTGAAAGAACTATCGGGGAGATGTGATGATCCCTGACCCAGAGAAGGCGATCATCGCTGCCCTGCACCACTACATGCCCGAGCTGCTCACGCAGGCCGGCTCCCGCGTCTACAGCCAGGCCCCCGAAGACTGGGACAAGCAGAACTTCCTGGTGGTGCGTGCCACCCCAGGCGGCGCTTCCAGGCAGCCGCACCTCTACAGCACGTGCTACTTCGAGATCGAGTCGTTCGCGTCGTCGCGCGGTGAGGCTTCTCGCCTGGCCCGCCAATCCGGAGTCGCCATGGAGAAGGCCGCTCGGGAGAACTTCCGCTACATCGACGGCCCCGAGATGGGCTACCTGTTCCGCTTCCGCGAGGTCAACGCGCCCAGCCGCATCTACGACGGCCTGAGCAGCAAGCACGGCGACACCTACATGTTCCAGGGGACCTACCAGATCTCCACCCGCCCGCTGCGCTGAAGCCCTTCTTTCTTCTTCATCCCCCTGCATGCATATAGGAGATTGGTAACTCAATGGCTCCCACCTACCTGACCAAGGACCCGGTCCTCGTCCCGAACACCGGCTATGTGTTCGTTGCCCCCGAGGGCACTCCCAAGCCCACCCTGCCGCTGGACATCCGCAACCTGCGCACCCTGCGCGAGAGCGTCGGCGTCTCCTGGGCATCGATCGGCAACACCTCGCTGGAGAACGGCATCGCCCACGAGTCCGAGGGCGACGACGCGGAGGTTTTGGGGACCTGGCAGAACCCGGCCCTGCGGACGACCAACCCGCCGAAGGTCTACACGGTCACCCTGGCGCTGGCCGACTTCACCACGGAGACCTACAAGCTCTACTACGGCGGCGGCACCGTGGCGGCCGATGGGTCGTTCGTGATCCCGTCCGTGCCGGCCTCCTCCACCAAGGCGATGCTCGTCGTCGCGGTAGACGGTGACCGTCACGTGGTCGAGTACTACGAGCGGGTCTCGATGATCGGCTCCGATGGCGTCACCTACGACCCGGCCGCGCTGAGCGAGATGCCGGTCAAGGCGACCATCCTCGGAGGCTCCAACGGCCTGGGCGAGATCAGCCCGGTCATGTGGGGCAAGGCGGTCGTGATCACCCCGCCGACCCTGGACACCGTGACCCCGGCCACGGCTGCGCCCGGCGCGACGATCCAGCTCACCGGTACCAACCTGACCGCTCCGCTCACCGTGTGGTTCGGCGTCTACGAGGGCACCAACGTGATCACCTCGCCGCTGGGCACTCAGGTCACCGTCACGGTCCCGGACCCGGTCGAGACCGGCGACGTGGCCGTTCAGGTGAAGGTCGAGAACAACTTCGGTGAGTCCGCCGAGAAGCCCTTCACCATCGACCAGTCCTAACCCCCCTCAGCTTGGGCGCGGCCTCGAAACCCGCCCAGGCACCGAGCCTCGCCGCACGCGTTGGGAATGGCCGTGCGGCGGGGCTTCGCCATTCCCACCATTCCCACGTATGCAAAGGAGCCCCCGTGGCTGTTCTGAGGTATGAGGACCTGGTCGAAGAGGTCGAGCGTGAGACGGCCGACAAGGGCCTGCCGTTCCTCGCCAAGGACGGTAAGACCGTCATCCTGCGGCCGATCATGCTGCTGGGCAAGGAGGAGCTGAAGGTCGTCCAGGCCCTCCTGAAGGTCATCGGTGACGACACGGCCGACACCTTCGCCCGGATCGACGCGATGGAGAACATGCTCATCGCCGCCGCCGACAAGAAGGACTCGCTGAAGAAGTCCCTGGCCGACCTGCCCCCGCAGATCCGTACCAAGGTCTTCAACGCCTGGATGGAGGCCGGTAAGGGCCCGGAAGCCTCCGCCTGATCGACCTCATCGACAGCCACGGGGATGAGCTGTTCGCCGATTTCCTGCGGTTCTACCAACTGGACCTGCGGGACCTTCGCCGCGGACTGCTCTCCCCCACGCTGGCCCTGGCTCTGATCAGGCATCTCCCAATCGACTCCGCCTATGTGACCGCGCTACGCGGCCCGGAGTACGCCGGCTGGGACCGGCACGCCTACGTGATGGCGGACCTCTACGACGCCTTCAACGCCTTGACCTACCTCTACCAGGCAGCGCACAGCGACAAGCCGAAGAAGGTCAAGCCGCTCCCGCCCTACCCCCGTCCCGGCGTGGTGGTCGAGGAGAAGGCCACCCAACCCAACGCATTGCTTGCCCGATTGCGGGGCGAGGACGCCCCTGCGCCCGTGCTCGGGCCTGGCTCGAAGATCCCTCTTCCTCCTCCTCGCCCCTGAGCCAGATGGAGGAAACACATGGCGGGGAGTCCTGCGCGCAAGGAAGTTGGGCGCGTCGGGGTCAAGGTCGTTCCGGACACCAGCGACTTCGGTAAGGAGCTGAAGGCAGAGCTTGCCCGATGGTCCAACGAGAAGATCAGCGTCGAGGTCGAAGCCGACCTTGCCACGTTTGAAGCGGACCTGAAGAAGTCTCTGACCGACCGAACGCTTGACGTCGAAGTTGAGCTTCAGACGGCCAAGGCCGAAGCGGCGTTGCAGACGTTCCTACGGAACCGCAACATCAGCGTCCAGCTCGACCTTGACACCAGCGCGGCCAGCGCCCGCATCGCGAGCATCACCAAGGCCGACTCCAAGACGATCAACATTGACGTCGATGCCGGCGCGGCTGAGGCCCGGATCAAGGAACTCACCCGGCCCGAGACCAAGACGATCAATATCGATGTCGATAAGACCTCCCTGTCTTCGGTCTCCAACGAGGTCTCCTCGATCGGCAGCAAGGTCGGAGGCATCTTCGACGGGCTCTCCGGGGCCGTTGGCAAGGTCGTGTCGGGGATCGCCACGCTGGCCTCCACCGCAGGGGGTGCCTTCTCCGGGCTGATCAGCAGCGGCGGAATTGCCCAGGACGCACTGGGCAAGGTCGGTGGTGCGGTCGCAGGTATCGCGTCCGGCATCCTCCAGCTCGGCGCGGGCGCCGCTGTCATGGCGGCGATCGTGACGCTACTCGGCACGATCGTCACAGCCGCCGGTGCGGCAGCCATCGCGATCGGTGGCGTGCTGGTCGGTGTGGCCGGCTTGCTCGCCATTCCGCTGATCCTCGCCGGGGTGGTCTACAGCTTCATGCAGTCCTCCAAGGAGCTGAAGGAGGAGTGGGACGCACTCATCGGTGACTTCACCGATGCCTTCCGAACCTCGATCCAGCCGATGCTGGACGAGATCGGCAAGCTGGCCACCAAGGCGGCCGACGCCTTGAAGGAAGGCCAGCCGGCCTACGAGGCATGGGCCCGAGCACTGCATGCGGCCTCAGATGCGCTCGGGCCGCTGACCGAGGCCATCGGTGCCTTTGTCGGCAACGCGCTGGTCGGCATGACCACGGCCCTGGCGAACCTGCATGACTCCGGCTTCTGGGAGGGTATCAAGTCCGGGTTCGAGAACCTCGGTCGAGCCTTCGGCGACTTCTTCACGAAGCTGTCGGAGTGGGGCCCCGCCCTCGCGTCGTCGTTCGAGGCGCTCGGGTCCGGCATGGCCGTCCTTCTGCCGTCCCTGGCCAACCTGGCGGGTGCTTTCGCAACGTTTGCGCCCGACGTCATCAATGGGCTAGCCCTCGCCTTTGCGCGGCTTTTCGACGCTTTCGCCGCGAACAAGGAAATCTACGGTGCAGCGGCCCAGGCGTTCGCCGACGCCCTGGTGAGCATGGCCCCGGCCCTGGAGGCTGTGGCTGCGGCCTTCGCCCTGATGGCTCCGGACGTCTTGGCTACCTTGGCTGTTGCGGTCGCCTCCTTCGCTGAAACGCTGTCCAATCCGGCGGTTGCCGAGGGTTTGACCAACCTGACCACCGGTTTGATCAACTTCGGTTCAGCAGCGGCTGAGGCTGCCGCGACGATGGCCGCCAACCTCGGTAACGCCGGCCAGCAACTGGCGGACTTCGTCGATGGGATCAACGGCACTCTCCAGCACACCTCCACCGTCACCACCGAGCACCTGAAGGGCCTGGTTGACCAGGCCGACTCCACCAAGGAGGCCGCAGACAACCTCCAGCGGCAGCTCCAGGTGACCTTCGGCACGGCGGTCGCCGAAGCGGTGAACAAGATGCGCGAGCTTCGCACCTCTTGGCAGGAGAGCATCGACAGCCTGGTGGAGACCGGGCAGACCGGATCAGCTCAGCTAAACGAGACCTTCCGGACGCAGTTCCTCGGCCTGCTGAACACGATCGAGTTCACCGGCACTGAGCTGGACTCCAAGTGGGTCGCCGCGATGCAGTCGCTGATCACGGCCACCCAGTCCTCAGGTGACCCTCTGGCCGCGTCCATGGGCGCGAACATGCAGAAGATCCTGACCGTTCTTCAGGAGGCCGGCCCCCAGGGCATCGCCCAGGTTCAGGCCATGCTCCAGGGGATGACGGACCAGGTTCAGGCAGCCCAGATCGCCCAGATGATGGGCCTCAAGATGGGCGAGACGAACCAGCAGATCACCACCGGTGTAGACACGGCGAAGGAGAGCTTCTCCAAGCTCCCCCAGGTGATGCAGGAGGTCATCAACTCCTCCCGAACCCCGGAGGAGCTGGCGGCCAAGCTGTCCCAGATGAACACCATCATCGGGCAGAAGGCCACCGAGGGCGCGAACGAGTTCAAGAAGCTGCCCGATGGGATGAACCAGGCGGTGCTGTCGGAGAACGTCTCCACCGGCATCACCGGGATCATGACGAAGATCAACACTGCGGTGACCACCGGAGTGGAGACGGCCAAGACCTCCTTCGCACAGCTCCCCGTGGGCCTGGCCTCAGTGGTCACTTCGGACGCCTCGATCGTGGCCGGCATCACCGGCCAGATGACTAAGGTGAACTCCGAGATCACAACGGGCGTCAACCTGTCGGTCGTGGCTTTCAAGAAGCTGCCGACCGAGATGAACGCTGCCGCCACGGCTGACCAGACACCGGCCACGGTGAAGGCGAACATGGCGAAGGTGCTGGAGAGCATCACCACCTCCGTCACCCAGGCCGTGGCGAAGTTCAAGGAGATGGCCACCCAGGCTGCCTCGCACGGGCAACTGTCAGGCTTCGTCTCGGCGATCCAGTCGGCGATGTCCCAGGCCAGGGAAGCCGTCGCTTCGGCGGTGGCGGACATCATCGCCTCCCTGGAGAGCTTGAACCAGACCTTCCAAGGCCCGACCATCACCGCACCTCAGGTGGAGGGCGGCGGAGGTGGTGGAGGTGGGCAGGAGCCTTCCTTCGCCCCCGAGTCAGCCCCCATGGGGATGATGCTGATGGCAGAGCCGGTGGCAGTGAAGGCGCTGGACTCCAGTGCCGAGCCTCTGGCCACGCTGGCGGCTGGGGTGGCCACCTACATCAGCGCGGTCAGGTCGTCCGACAAACAGCCGGCCTCCGAAGGGTCCGGGGTAACCAAGGTCTACAACATCACGGTCAACGCCGCCCCGAACGTCCCCACCGAGGAGTCTCTCCGCAGGCAACTGTCCTACGCCGACACCCTCTACGAGAAATAAGTAAGTAACTCCCCCCACCCCCTTGATGGGCCCTGGCCGACTCCGGCCGGGGCCCTTCTTTCTTCCTGCCCAGGAGGTCTGCCCGTGCTGTTTCAGCCCACCGTCGTGCAGTTGCGGGGAGTGGACGGAAGCCTCTACACCCTGACCGATGAGGGCTCCACCGGGGCAGCCGTCCTGCTACAGCCCGGAGCCAAGGGGTTGGATGCGCCGGCCTTCGACACCAAGGCCGACGAGTACCCGGCCATCGATGGCGGCTTCTACCGGTTCGCCCGAGCCCCCATCCGCGAGATCTTCCTGCCCCTCACGATCACCGGCACGACCAGGGCAGAGATGATGGCGCTCAAGCGCCGCTTCATCGCCAGCCTCAACCCGAAGCGGGGGCTCATCTCCCTCCAGACGATCGAGTACACCCAGGTCGGCAAATCTCTGGTGGCCGAGACTCCCCGAGCTATCACCGGCTACTACGTCAGCGGCATGGAGGGCGGAGAGGGGACCGAGGACGGCGTCCACTGGGCCAAGTACGGCCTGGTGATGCGTACGCCGCACCCGTACTTCCAACACACGAGCCGCGCCATCGCCACCTTCCAGGTGTACGACCTGGTTCGCCCCTTCGTCGACCCGCCCGAGGGCGCACAGCCGTTCCTCAGCGTGGACGGGACGACCCCAGGCAAGGGCCTTGGCCTGTCTTCCACCCCGATCTGGGTCAACGACATCGACCTGGAAAACCCTGGAGATGTCGAGGCTCAGCCTCGCTGGGAAATCCGCGGGCCCCTGTCCTCTCGACTGTCACTGGTCCGCAAGGACGACGACGGCAACACCGTGGCTGAGCTTCGGCTGTCCGCGTCGCTCACCATCGCCACCGGAGAGGTCATGGTCATCGAGACCACCAAGGGCTCCCAGTACATCCGCATCTACCCGGCGCGCGAGATCGGCATCGAATACGACCCGCTCGGAGGTCGCTCGATGTGGTGGGCGCTGGACATCGCCTCCGACATGTGGGCGCTCCAGCCGGGCCTCAACCACATATCCCTCGTCATCGACAAGCCCACCGGCATGACCCCCGAGCAGGAGACCGCCTGGGAGGCTGCCAACCAACCGAACGTCGTGGCGACCTACCTGCCCTCCTTCATGGGAATCTGATCATGCGCAACTTCCGAGTCTTCGTTAGGGAGTCTCTGTTCCCCCGCACCAAGGCGGAGGGCGGCGACGACCTGGCCCCGCTCGTCATCGTCGGCGAAGCCGACGCCCACACCAAGTTCGAGGCGATTGTCCGCCACAACGCTGTCGGCTCATGGACCATGACCATCCCGGCCGGCCACCCTCAGTCAAGGATGCTGACCCCCGGCCGAGGGATCGTGGTCTTCCAGGAGGGCGTAGCCGAGCCCCTCTTCTCCGGACCCATCCGGCAGCTCAAGAAGATATGGGGCTCCCAGGATGCCGGGGCCGGCACGGTGGAGGTAACCGGGGTCGACGACAACTGCTTGATGGCTGAGCGCCTGGCCTGGACCAACCCCAAGGCCGATATTCACCTGGCCTCCGCGTTCAGGTACTGGAAGATGAATCCGATCTGGCCCAACGTGGCCGAGGTGCTACGCAATCTGTTCCTGGAGAACACTCAGGGCCAGCCGATGCGCCGCCTGGAGCGGCTGTTCATCCCCGGCCCGGAGTCCACGGCGGACCTCCTCGGAGACGACACCTCCAGAAGCGCCCAGATCATGTTCGACCAGCCCGACCAGCTCGTGGCGATGCTGAGCGCTGTCTACGGCTTCCGTATCCGCTTCATCTGGCACCCGAACCCCGCCGAGGTCGCCTCCAACGGTGACCCTAACGCCACCGGCCCTGGGATTCTGCTCAAGCTGGAACCCATCGCCAACCGCACCAATGAGGTGAGGTTCGGGACCGAGTTCGGAAACCTCCGGGGCTACTCCTACATGACCAAGGCTCCCGAAGCGACCCGGCTGGTGATCGGCACCAAAAACCGGACGTGGACCGAGACGGTGAAGCAACCCACCTTCGGTGACAACGGGCTCGGGGACGGCTACACCTTCACCACGAAGGAGAGGTCCGGCCCAGAGCGGTGGTTCGGCTACTACACCAACCACATGTACGACCCCGACTGGTGGGGCGACCCCTACGAGACGCCGGACGATCTCCAGCACACACTGGCCTGGGCCAACGCGGGTTTCTCCGCCGCTGAAACCGAGTGGGGAGTCACTGCCGAACGTTACAAGGACAAGCGGGACATCCCCTGGATGTGGACGCAGGTCCCAGGTAAGCCCGAAGGCTGGGCAGAGGACCCGCCCCCCTGGACATCGCAGTACCGGCTTCTCCAGGACGAGGTGGAAGCCTTCAACCTCGAATCGGGCCCAGTTGCCTCCATCACGATCGACCCGTTGGAGACCAACAACGTCATGTTCGGCCGGGACTACGGCCTGGGCGATCTGATCCGGGTCATTGTCGACGGCGAGGTGCGAGACGAGGTCGTCCGTGAGGCCCGCCTCAGCTCCACCGTAGAGGCCGGCCCGCTGGTCCAGCCGACCATCGGCACCTTCGGCTCCACCGAAACGCCCTACCTGTACGCAGCAATCCGGGCCCTGTGGGACCGAGTCCATGGCGTGGAGACCCGAGAAGGCCCTGAGCCGCTAGAGGACCTGCCCGACATCACCTGCTCAATTAGGAAGATGGTGTATACGTGACCATCGGGCCCATAACCGCTGAGAGCCGGGGCTGCTACACAGCGGCTGTCGGCAATTACCCGCTAGGCGCTACCGCTTACTTGGTCTCCGCGAAGGTCGACACCACACACTACGTCGAAGTGCAGATCGACGGTTACCGCAAAACCACACCTGTGATTTGGCCGAAGGACGGCGACTCGATCGCCAAGTTCTCCATCGAGATCCCCAACGACGGCCGCTCACACACAGTTCAGATCGTGGACACCGGCAGGCTTGGTACGACTGCGGCGGCAAGTACATCCGTCACGTTGACCTCCGCCTGCCCTGGGGTGCTCAAGGCCGAAGTCGTTGAGACGATTCCGAACCCCACGACCCGCGAAAAGTACGTGACCGTGAAGGTCTCCCACGACGGGGAGACCTCCGGGACTTTCACCGGTCGGCTGCTGATGGACGGCAAGGTGTCCGGCCCCGAGATCACGCTGAGCAACGGCGACTACCAACCCCGGACTATCACCATCCCGGCCGATGGCGGCAAGCATCTCATCGAGGCCGAGACGCGGCTGAACGACGGATGGTTGGGAGCCACGGCGTTCCTGTGGTTCGTAGTGCAGGCCGACTCCCTCGGGGGCGGCCCGTTGCCGATCTCTCAGGAGACCTCCCAGTTCTTTCCCGGAGACACCGTCATCATCCAGGCCATAGACGACGCTCGGCCGCTGGCCACCGATGGCAGCGAGTGGGTGAAGCTGGACTACGCGCCCAAGGACACGACGGGGCTGTGGAAGCCCGTGGGAGATGGCCTGTTCCGACCGGACGAAGAGGGCTTCTGGTTCGCAACCCTCAAAACCAATCCGACCGACTTCCCGGCAGGCTCTCAGTGGGCTATCGCGGTCAGGAAAGTCCGCAAACACCAGCCGACCTACGGGACGCTTAACCACTTCACCATGATTGCCGGGCCCCCCGATCCGGTACCCCCATTGGCAGCGCCAATCATCGCGGGCCCGCTGAACCACAACCAACGAGCATCCACCTGGATGGAACTCTTCGGCACGGGCCTGCCCGGATCTGATCTGATATTCGAGGTCACTCGCGTCACTGAATGGGGGAACGCCACCCAAGTGCCGCAGCGGACCACGGTCAAGAGAGATGGCACCTGGCGGACCCACGTATACAGCGAACAGTCCACTAAGCCCCTGCCCTACAAGATCCTGCGGTATCGGGCCAAGGCCGTCATGGGCGGTCAGGAGAGCCCCTTCTCCAACAGCCTCGACGTCACCTGGCACTACCCCCTTCGCTAAGGACTAAGGAGTCCACCTTGACCATGCCACCTCCCCCCAGTACCGAGCACGGTTGGCCCTTCGCCACCGGGCCGGGCCAGGTTGTCTCCGTGCGTGATTGGGAGACCATGGCCAGCACGTGGCAGCTCTCCGGAGTCGTGGGCTACCCCGAGACCAGCGCCAACCCGTCTGACGGCAACCGCGGATTGTTCGCCACGAAGGTCAACGAAACCCAGATCGTGATCCTGCCGGGGGTGGCCACCATCGGCGGACACTACTTCGAGCTGAAGTTGGCCAAGACCTTCGACCTCGACATCACCGGCTCAGGCTGGGATGACACCAACACCAGGCACGACCTGATAACGCTGCGCCTGGACCGTGCCGGGGAGACTTTCCACCTCGTCCAGATCAAGGGCGGAATCGACATGGTGGGTCAGGTTCTCAGCATGGAAGTAGCGGACGAGATCCCGCTCGTCCAGCTCGACATCGTCAAGGACACCGGCCTGACGACCGAACCCTTGGACCGCCGCTGGTTCGTCGGTAAGCAGGTGCGCCCGATCCGAGGCAGCGTGCCGTTCCTGGACCCCGCCCCCTACAACGGGGAATTCGGGGTGGACATCACCAACCACTACCTCGTGGTGGGCTCGAATGGTGCGTGGGTACCGGCCGCGCAGGTGTTCAACAACGACGGCGCATACGGCCCGGCCATCACCGCCCTTCAGGGCAGGGCCACAACCCTGGAGGGTCAGACCGCCTCACTCCAGAGCGACCTCGACACCGCCGAGGCCGGCCTGGCTGCCGCACAGGCCAAGCTCGACCTGATCCCGTTGGGGACCTGGGTGGACGTCACCACTTTTGCCACCGGCCTGGGCAACGTGGTGGCCTCCCCGATCCAGGTACGCCGCCAGGGGGACATCGTCCACATCCGAGGCTCGCTGCGCAGGACGAACGGCACTGCGCTTGCGGCTGCCATCCGGGGAACGACCACCGTCCTTACCCTCCCCCCCGGCTTCTTCCCCTCCGCGACCGTGGCTCTCAGCCTGACCGGCCGTAACGGCACGACCGCCTCCTACTCCCTGTCCGCGCTGATCAACACGGTGGGCGGGATGACCATCCTCACTGACGCAACGGCATCGAACAACCTGCTCACCGTCGACCTGACCGGCTCTTGGATGTTGGGGTGATCGAGTGAACGAGACCGACCCGTACTTGGGGATCGCCCTGGAGAGGTTGCAGCGCCTCGTTGAGGTGGGGTTCGAGAGGACCGGCGGGCAGACTTCGCTCATCCTGCTGCGCCTGGACCAGGGGGACGGCAAGCATGCCGAGCTGGTCAAGCGTGTGGACGAGCTGGAGGACGTCCTGTCCGAGGTGGACAAGAACGCTGTCACCAACACGCAGCTCACCGAGCGAACCCGGCTGATCCTCACCTTCGTAACCGTCTTGGTCGCGGTGGCCAGCTCCATCTTCGCCGCCATCCAACTCTTCAACCCCTGATCAAGAAGAAAGAAGTGCTGGGCCCTGCCAACGGCGGGGTCTTTCTGTTTTGGAGGTCTGCTCGATGACAACCGCCGCCAAGGTGATCGCAGAGGCTCGGGCAGACCTGGGCATGCAGGAGAGACCCCCCAGGTCCAACCTCGTGCCCATCACCCGCGCCTTCGGCCGAATCCCCGGCTACCCCGGAGGGGGCTACGGCTACCCCTGGTGCGCCGCCGCCACATCCATGTGGTGCAAGGCCGCTGGGCTCAAGCCGAACACCGACTACCCGCACACCGCATCCACCATCACCCAGTACAACTGGGCGAGGTCCAACAGGCGCTGGCACTCCACACCCAAGGTGGGGGACCTCGTCCTGTACTCCAAGGGCGGATCGGCCGGCATCTACCACGTCGAGCTGGTGGAGAAGGTGTCAGCCTCTTCCATCACGACCATCGGAGGCAACACCTCCGGGTCCGCCGGGAACGTTCAGGGCGAGGGGGACGGCTGCTACCGCAAGACCATCTCCCTGGGCAACTCCCGTATCTACGGCTACGTCCGCCCCCACTACGCGGGAGCCTCCGACGAGCCGGTCAAGCCCTGGGACGGGAAGACCTTCCCCGGCCACCTGATCCGCAAGGGCGATCGTGGGTCGGAGGTCAAGGCCGTTCAGCGGATGCTCAACGCCTCCGGCGCGAAGCTCACCGTGGACGCAGACTTCGGACCCTCCACCGATCGTGCGGTGAGGGTCTTCCAGCGTGACCACAAGCTGACGGTTGATGGCGTCGTAGGCCGATCCACATGGAAGGCCCTGGCCGGCGTCCCGTCTGATGGGCCTGAAACCACCCCGCCACCTGCGGGTAAGCCGCCCGCGGATTCCCCCCTGAAGGTCGGAGACTCAGGCCCGGAGGTCAAGCGCGTCCGAGACCGGCTGATCGCCCTCGGCTACGTCTACCTCAAGCCCGGCTCGAAGTGGGGCCCGCTTCAGACCGTCGCCGTCATGGACTTCCAGGCCCGCCACCGACTCGGAGTGGACGGCCAGATCGGGCCCGCTACCCGCAAGGCCCTGGGCCTGTAAGGAGGAACACCCCGCGTGGATGTGAACGAGCTTCAGGCCAGCCTGCAAGCCCTGATGGACCAGGACAAGGTCCGTCCCCAGAACCCCCGGCACGAGCCAGAACCGGCTGGCGTGCTGGTCGCTACCGCTCCGGACCCCGACCCCTACGAGCACTACTTCGTGCCCGTGGGCCCCATCCCCAACCAGTTCGACGACCACCTTCTCGAAGACAACGAGGAAGCAGGAGATGTGAAGATCACCAACGCTGCAAACGCTGCCTACCGCGCCAAGCGCACCGGCTACCAGGGCCTGATCGCGTCCGTCCTAGTCGCAGTCGGCGGGGTTCTGACCTCGCTCACCGTTGGCGCGGACATTGACTGGAAGCTTCTGGGCCTGTCCGCCGGCCAGGCGGTCCTCACCGCCGTCATCTCGTTCCTGCACAACGACAAGAGCGCGGGCACCTCTGAGTGACCCCGTAGCAAGAAGAAAGATCTCTCGACCCTCGCCCGCTCGGGCGGGGGTTTTTTCATCCCCTCAAACAGGAGGTTGGAAGTGGCAGGTATCTACCGCTTGAAGATTGACCAGGGCTCAACCGTGAAGCGGGCCCTGCGCTGGCTCCGCAACGGCGTACCGGTGGACCTCACCGGAGCCAAGGCACGTATGGAGATCCGCACGTCCGCAGGCGGGACGCTTCTGCACCGACTGGACACCATCAACGGCGGCCTCGTCCTGGGCGGCACGGACGGCACGATCCAGATCCTCATACCGGCCGCCGCCTCTACGGCCTGGGGGACGCTCCAGGGCGTCTACGACCTTGAGGTGATCTTCCCCGACGAGACCGTGACCCGCCTGATTCAGGGCACCGTCGCGATCTCTGCGGAGGTGACGACCGGTGAGTGACATCGTCGAGATCTCCGAAGAGGGTGTGCTGGGTTTCGAGGCCCCTGACGACACCGTTGAGGTAAACACCCAGGACACGATCGAAACCGTCGAGGTCGGCTACGTGGAGGGCGGTCGAGGCTACAGCGCCTACGAGATCGCCGTCCGGGAGGGCTTCATCGGGACCGAAGCCGAATGGCTCGCATCCCTCAAGGGCCCGGCCGGCGTCGCTGGCCCCGAGGGGCCGGCTGGAGCTCAGGGCCCCCAGGGCGACCAGGGCCCCGCAGGTCCCGCAGGAGTCGAAGGACCCCAGGGCCCTGCCGGTGCTACCGGCCCGGAAGGTCCTGCCGGACCCGAAGGCCCCGCCGGTCCCGCTGGTGAGACTGGCCCGAAGGGTGACGCTGGCCCGCAGGGCATCCAGGGCGTGCCCGGTCTGAAGGGTGATCCGGGAGCTGCCGGTGCGACCGGTGCGCAGGGAGCCAAGGGCGATCAGGGTATCCAGGGACCTCAGGGTCTCCAGGGCGCGAAGGGCGACCCCGGAACTCCGGGTGCTGTCGGCCCGGCTGGTGACATCGGCCCGCAGGGGCCCAAGGGTGACACCGGCTCCACCGGTCCGCAGGGACCGGAAGGCCCTCAGGGGCCTCAGGGAGTCAAGGGTGACCCTGGTGACCAGGGGCCGATCGGTCCGGAAGGCCCGGCAGGTAGCGATGCCAACGTCACCGTCCACGAAGAGGCGCTCGACCCACACCCGCAGTACCTGACTGCGGCGGAGGGGAGCGCGGCTTACTCCGCTGTCGGCCACAACCACGACGCGGCTTACGCGCCGCTGGCTCACACCCACCCGGCGGTCCTGCCCCCGTTCTCCATGACAGGAAACCTCACTGTCGGCGTGGGGGTCTTCCGCATCTACAACGACACCGGAAGGACGCTCACGCTTTCTTCGGTTCGCGCCTCTGTGGGAACCGCACCTACCGGTGCGGCAATCATCATTGACGTCAACATCAATGGGACCACGGTGTTCGGCACTCCGGCCAACCGGCCCACAATCGCGGTTTCCACCAACACGGCGAAGTCCACGGGGATGAGCGTTACCACGCTCGCTGACGGGGCCTATCTGACGGTGGACGTGGACCAGATCGGATCGACGATTCCTGGTGCGAACCTGACCGTTCAGATCACCGCATACTGAGGAGGTTGCATGGCTCTCGCAATTGCGACTTCTCCGGCTACGGTCTCGGGAAATACCGTGGCCAATGTCACCACGGCGTCATTCACCCCACCCAACAACTCGCTGCTAGTGGCGTGCCTGGGGGTGCAGTTCGAGCGGGTCATGACCCTGACCAACTCCGGTGCGGCGCTGGCGTGGACCAAGCGGAGAGAGACCAACACCAACAGCTACACGGCCATCTTCACCGCTCCGCTGGTGACCGGCCGAGCCCTGACGGTTACCGCTACGCCAGACTCGGCCGTCTCTCTCGGCATGAAGCTTTTCGTCGTCACAGGAGCCGACCTGGTCAACCCTGTGGGCGCTGTCGGAGGTGGTGGCGCTGCCGGTGCAACGGCCTCAACGACCGTGACTGCCTACACATCGACAACCGCGAACAGTCTGGGCATCGGCGTTGCCGATGAGTTCCTCGCCGGGACCGTTTCGACGGGTGCAGACGCCACTGGATTCCCGTTCCGAATTGTCGATCAAACCTCCGGCGTCATGCTCTACAAGAATGCCGCGACGGCTACGCCCGGAACCGGCGTAACCATGACGTTCAACGGCTCCGGAGCTGCCAACTACGTTTGGGCCTGGTCGGCGATCGAAATCCTGCCCGTTCCCGTAATTACTCCGTTCACGGGTTGGGGCGTCCCCATCAAGTAGCCCACCTGCGTAGCAAGAAGAAAGAAGCCCCCGGTCTTCGGACCGGGGGCCTTTTTGCGTTTCAGAAGGCTACCCGTTCAGAGGAGACGGTGCCTGCGTAGCTCCGCGCTTCGCGAGGATCTCCTTGACCATGGCATCACACCCGGCCAGGTAGGCATCATCGTCCGCTGGTGACTCAGGCCGGCCGAGGCTCTTACGCACCCGACCATCAGGGCCCTTGAGGTGGCTTAGCCCCTCTTCGCAGGAGGTGAATTCCCGAAGCGACGGCGTCACCATCGTGACCTCGTAGGCCGCTTCCCGACCCTCCTTGTAGAAGGGGTTCGCCTGCGGGTCATGGCCTGTGGCCGTACACCCGATGGCGCCTACTACGAGACACGCCACTTGGCTGAGGAGGAGTAACGGCTTCGCTTTGCCCATAGATCACGAGCGTAGCCGCCACCCCCGACATCACAACCCTCTCTCCCATCTCGGGGTCACTCGAACAGCGTGGACGTGAACTTCAGGGCGTCCACCAGGCCGCTGTCTACGTGCCGGTTGTGGGCGACGATCAGGAACTTGATCAGCCGCTCCAAGTCCTCAGGCTCAGTTGTGAGCGCAGCCGTGGCGGTCATCCCAGACCCGGAGTTCTCGATCACGAACTCGACCAGGCCGCAGTCCTCCTTACGCAGGACCATCAAGTGGCGGGTAACTCCGTCATCGAGCGTCTCATCCACAATTCGGTGCATGATGCCTTCTCTCCTCAACAGGGACTAGCGGGTCTGCCTGACCGCGATCTCTCGGGTAGCAATGGGGTTGGGAACGCCGTGGTCCTCGCCGTACGGCGTCACCAGGAGGTCTCCGCTGACGTTGACGTCCAACGTGTGCGCGTCCACCCACTCCCACACGTTGCGGAGGACGTCGAACCCCCGGAGGGGGCAACCCTCCTCAAAGAACAGCGTCCCGTTCCAGCTCTCCGGGATCGGGTCGTCCCCGGATGCGCGAGGAACGATCGTGAGCGTGAACCGAGTCAGACCCTCGTACGGGTCGTAGCTGAAGGCCAACGGCGCATCGTCAACGAGGTATACATCCTCGCCGTCATCCCAGTAAGACCAGTAGATCCAGCTCACCTCGTGAAGCCCATTGCGCTCTCGGATCTTCATCGAGACGGGGGTCAGATCGGTTGAGCCAGCCTCCTTGATGTAGAAGGCGGTCTTGGACCAGTCGGCCTCCTCGGACGTAAACCGCCCCTCGGCCAGCCCCTGCTGGACCGAGATGTAGTTCGTAACCCACCGGTCGTACTCGTGAGCCGCCATGCTGTTCTCATAGATCTCGAAGATTGAGCGCCCCTGAAGGGACGTGCCACACCCTGACATCGGATACCTCCTGCATAGAGAAGGGCCCGCAGGCGGTCCTGCGAGCCTGAGATGGAGTCGTACTACTGCGGCGCGGTCACTCACTGACCCGCATCGACGGCCAGCGCCACATCAGCGCGGCCAGTTCGTTCGTGGTGGAATCCGCGGGGCCTCTACTCCGGATCGACCAGGTGAACCGAGCCCCGGCATCAGCCAGACCGGTGCAGTGGGCGAGCTGATAGGTCACGTACTCGATGAGATCCCTACGGGCCCGGCCGGCTGGGACTCCGGCCCACTCCTGCCAGTCGCCGGCCTGGACCTCGATGACCACCCGGCACCACATGCTGAGCACCCCGTCGACCACCTCGCGTGGACGCGGGTCCTTCTTCCAGCGGGGCACCGCGCCGCTATCGGCGATGCCGGGCAGCCACCACAACGTGTCGCTGACGTAGTTGGATACGTCCGCACCCACACGGGCGGTATCGATCCCCATTCGCCTGGCCCACGCTTCTTCGGAGACATCCAGCCGGAAGCCAAAGTCCACCTTCATCCGTTGCTGATCCCTGCACGCTCGCAGTGGACCTGCCAACCCTTCTCGAAGTCCAAGCCGAAGTACCGGCCCAGCTCTACGCTGCCGAGGTTGCCGTCCTTGTCGCGCGGGGTGCGCCAGCTAACGAACTGGCCATCCCAGACGGAGAAGGCGAACACGCACCCGGCCCGCCCGTCCTGGCCGGGGGTGTAGTGCAGGACTATTGCGCCATTGTTGAGCGCGGCGCCGAACTTCAAGGTCTCTCCCATGGATGGACTCCCTTCGGTGGTACCTAGCAGACCGCTATGGCGATCTCCCCACCCGACCGGGCCGGACACTTCCGACCCGGTGAGCAGAGGGACCGTCAGGCGACAAGCAGAGGCTTGGGGTCCTGCTCCTGGTCCTCTTCGGCGATCTCCTCAACCCAGGTGAACAGGGTTGCGGGACGTCCACCTTCGGACCGCATCTTGGTGGTCTTGATCTGTACGCAGGCGTCTGTGATCGCCCTGATCTCCGCAGCCCTGACCCGCTGGAACTTGCGGGCAACCTCGGTGCTCGTCGCACCCTCGGGGCCTGCCTCGCGGATGTAGGCGAGAATCCGGGCCGGGATGTCGCTGCCGTCAGACTCCGCTTCAGGCAACGTGTACGTCACCGTCTCCACCATGTAGTGGACCAAGGCCAGAGCCGCATCAAAGTCTGCGACCTTCAGCTCGGTTCGCTTGTCGGCCAGGCAGTACAGCCCGGCGATCCGGATCATGTAGGCCATGGCCCGCTCGGTGTACTGACCCAGCTCCTCGTTACCGGTCGTGAGCGCGTCGCAGATCTCGCGGTGCTTGTGCTCGAAGACCTCCGCGACGTCATCGGGCACCACCAAATCGGTGACCTCCTGGGCGAAGTTGACCATCTGCCGGAACCGGTTCCCGAGCTTCTTGATGATCTCTTCGGGGTTCGGTGTCGCGAACACGGGCAGCTTCTTGCTCTGCATGACCCACACCGGGAAGAACCGGTTGTAGGTGCCACCCGTCGCGTCCTTGGAGCCGCTGATCGCACCCCAGTTCTTCGGCTGCACATGGCCCACGATCGCGACATGGGGCTTCATGATGACCAGGTCCGTCTGGCTGGTCCGGTGGTTGATCGTGGCCCCGTCCCACGCCTTGCGCAGGTAGGTACCGATCTTCGTGTCCCGCTTGCTGTTGGAGATGAATGTGTCCATCTCCTCCTCGATGAAGAGGACCGGGGCAGCCACTCCACGGATTGCGCGCTCTGACAGTTCGGCGGCAAACCCCAGACCGGTAGCCGGGCACCCGTAGACCACGTTGTTGATCCCGAAGGTGCCCAGACCCTCCGTCAGCACCTTCATGGCAATCCCCGTGGCCGTGCCTTTCCGGGCCACCCCCGTAGGCCCGACCAGGACCGGCCAGAAGCTCAGGTTCATTGACCCCTTGCCCGTGCCGACACCGGGAAGGTTGCCCACGGCGGCGGAGAACCCAGCCAGCAAGGTCGTCAGTACACCGACCTTCGAGCCTTCCGTGAACGGGTCCAGCTCGTTCACCATCTTCCCGATGGGCCCGGTGAACATGACCAAGTCCGGTTCCGGCATCTTGTTCGTGAGGTTGCTCATTTTCCAATCTCCTGTTTGAAGTAAGAAGTAAGCACGTCGGTAGAGGTTCGGTAAGGGGCACCCGCGAGGGGTGCCCCAGGCCCAGCCGCTACGCGGCGACTGCGAGCCTGATTTCGTGGTCGATCAGCCCGATGCCTTCCATGTGCTTGATGAGCCGGGCCCTGAACTCGGGCGAGAGGCTGTCGAGCGTGCGGCAGGTCGGCACGTTGTGAGCCGGTTCGATCCACACCTGAATGGCCGTCCGGGGAGCGCCAACCTCACGGGCCATCTGGACCTGCTCGGCCGTCCAGTAGTCGTACGACCCAATGAAGTGGCAGTAGCCGAGAATGAAGGGGTAGTCGCGACGGTCCTGGGGCGTAACCTGCATAGGGGAATGCCTTTCGTGGAGGGGGTCAACCAAAGCGAGCTAGAAGCTCGGTAAGGCGGCCCGAAGGCCGCCAGGCCCAACCTCTAGCGAGTGCGGTCCAGCAGCTCCCGGACGTTCTCAGGGGGCCTCATGTCATTCCAGAAGTAGCCGCAGTTCGCACCCGGAGGACCCTGGAAGATCTCCTCAACCTCCAGGTCCTCGAATGCCTCGTCCTGGGAATACGCGTGAATCTCCAGGGCTTTGGATTCGGCAGCCTGCGGGCTTTCGGCATCCACAACCCACGTGTAAGGCTTCTCGCCGTCCTCGCGCTCACGGCCCGAGATGGTCACGGTGTATGTCTTAAGCGGCATCGGTGAACTCCAGACCTTCGATCCACAGGGACGCATGCTTCGCGGTGCGGTTGCCGTTCAGCTCCTCAAAGGCGTTGACCACGGCGAGCCGGAGAATGCGCTCCCATTCGTCCTGCGGAACCAGGTGGAGAGCATCCGCAATCTGGTCCCCGACGAGAGTCTCAATGGGCTCGCCGGTCGTCTTCGGGAGACGGGCCATAGCCCGACGCTTGATCCGCCTGCGGGCCTTCATGTCGTTGCTAGCCATTGTTAGTTCTCCTTCGTGAAGAAGTCGGCGGGGAGGTCGAGCAGGTTAACCAACTGGCACAGCAGGCAGACGGTGCAGCTAAGCCGTACCTCGTGAGGCGTAAACTCGGATTCGCATTGTTCGCACATCAGGCACATGTGAACTCCAGTTCTTCGACGCCGGTTTCCAGTGCGTACTGCACAGAGAAAACGACCTGGCCGAACCGACCGACGCGAACAGTCCGGTCAGGCAGGTCGTAGGTGTAGACACAGAATCCGTAGTCGTGGAGGTCCTTCGTGAATCCGTAGAACCATTCGTCGAGCGCCTCGCGGGAATCAAATCCGCATCGCTCGTGGTTGCGGATTCCATCCAGGCCCCCGTCTGAGTCAGGCGAAGGATGCTCACAGTCGAAGGTGTGGGCCTGGTTCATGCGGGCCAGACCTTCCTGGACCTCAACAGGAATGCCCTTGCTGACGTATGGGCCGGAGGGGAAGCCGTTGTAGGTGAGCGTCTTGTGCGCTACTCGCCAGACCTTCATGTTCGGTTCCTTGCTTGTTTGAGCTTTACTTGTTTGGCTTTAGAACGGGTACGTAGCGAAAGTGACGGCGGCGGTTCTGTTAAGTGCAGCCGACAACTCCAGGGCGATTGCCAGTTCAGACTGGATGTATTCGTCCTCGTGGTTCTGCTCACGAAAGCGGCGGGTTAGATCGCTCAAGTACTCGACCCGGCGCTTAACGGCGATACCAAGGCTGATTTTCTGGTCATAGGTGAGTTCCATCACATTCCCTCCGTCATGAGACCAGCCAGTCTCGGAAAAGCGGCCCGAGGGCCGCCAATCCCAAACGGGCTAGATGGAGCGGAAGACGTTACCCTCGGAGGAAATCCAGTGGTCCTGCTCCCACGAGATGGTGTCCACCTGAATCCTGAAACCAGGGGGGCAGTTAGCCAGCTCCGGGTAGATTTCCTCGGCGTAATGCCAGGCGTAGTCCTCAATGGACTTAAAGTTCCCGCAGAACGCGTCCTGCCAGCTTCTGAGCGCCTCATCCAGGTGCTCTATCCCGCCGATGTGCGCGAGATAGTCAGTGAATGCGTCGCGGTCGCCTTCGCTGATCTCGCAAAGCGCCTCGTGCACTTCCCAGACCTTCTCAAAGCTCTCGTACTCAGAGAACGAAACGCCGTGGTCGCTCTCGTAGTCGCCCATGACAACTTCCTCAGCGCCCAAGGTGGCCTTCGAGACCTTGGCCTGGAACTCGTCGAAGTCTTCACACTCGTCGAGGTTGATCCAGCCGCCGATCAGAACACCCGAGTTGTACGCGCTGAGGTTCCAGTAGTGGACCGAGATGGTGGACATACCGGTGAGAGAAGAAAGAAGCATCTCAAGCCTTTCTCGAATGAGCGGATTGCTCGGTAAAGCGGCCCGAGGGCCGCCAGACCCAACCTTCCGTTCAGCTACGGCCCATGGGGGCGAGCACCTCAACCGACTTGCACTTGTGGTTGAATGCGTTGTTCACGATGCATTCGAGCCAGTCGCCGTCGTCGATCCCGTAAACCTGCTCACCGCAGGTGGCGCAGTTGAATACTCCGCCCCAGGTGTCGCTGTATACGACGTCCTGGATGCGGTTGAGTACCAGTGACAGCGCGTCTTCAGTGCTCATTCTGAATTCCCCTAGCTTCTCTTTGATCAGCAGATCCAGCGTGCTCATGACGCTCATTCCTCGTCCTCCCAGTCGCAGAAGATCAGCTTGTTGTTGTGGTAAAGCGCGAAGGTGATCCCGTTCAAGCTCGTCATCACACGGCGGGCTTCCGCAATCGCAGCCTCCCGGCCCCACGCAAACAGAGGGATCGAGGTGACCCGGCGAGTGAATAGCATCCGAATCTCGTACTCGGAAAATCTCGTATCGGTCATTCCGCGTCCTCCTTGATGCGCTCGAAGCGCTCCCATATGCATTCGGGATATGACATGGCGTCCACCGCGTGCCCCGTGCAGAACTCGGCTTCCCGAGTACCTCCGGTAGGCTTCTTACGGGACAGGTGCCAGCGCGCTTTGTGATTGCAGAACGCCCATTCGCACCGCTTGTAGTTCACTACGGCCTTTCCGATCAGATCTTTTCGGCGCTGAGAATCGTTCCGGCGACGCGCCTTTCGCCCGTCGCATGCGGGGCGCAGATCTGGTAAGTCCCGGCCCATTCGCTGGCCCGGATCTCTGTCTTAAACGCTGCCTCGTCTTCGCACATGAAGATGTCGCACGTCATTTCAGACCGCCTTGTTTTAGATCAATGCCTTCAGTTCGGCCTTGATTTCCTTGGCACGCGGACCACGGAACGTGGAGGCGTTGGACAGGAAGTAGCGGATGATGGAATCCGCACTGTCGGCGTAGTACATATCCGTGACCTCCTTCAGCTCCTCCATCGCCTCCAGGTAAGGCACCGCGCCGAAGTAGACCTTCTTCCACTCAGCCCGAATGTCCGACGCGATTACGTGGATAGGGCGGGCGGTAGCAGTGCGCATTTCAGTTCCCCTTGCTTTCGATCCAGACAACCCAGGTCACGGCCTGCACGACCTGGGGAAGCATTCCGAGGCGCTGTGCGGCCTCTCGGTAAACGTGCGCCAGAAGCGCATAGCGGTTCTTAGAGCCCAGGCCCCGATCAGCACTCCCGTACCTCTCACCCACGGCAACGTCATGGGCATGGCGGTCAATGCAGATCGCATCCGCATCGGTCGGGTCAGCAATGCACCGGTAGAAATGCCCCGTCTTGGAATCCATCGGTAGGACCAATTCCGGAGACTCGCCCGACATAATCCGAGCGGCCTTTCTAATGGCGTCACCCACATGTCCAGTGGGCTCACCATTAGCAAATGCCCGAGTCGCGAGTTTGACGTTCTCGCCCCACGACTTGTTGGCCGAAAGGGCAGCGATAACGCCCGCACCCGCATTCACATTGCCATCGGAAATCATTTCCGCAAGCTGGTTTGCGGTGCGATACCAGTTCATTCCGCGTGCCATCTGATCGGTTGTGGCGGAATCCCAAACCTTGAGGATGTTCCGTACGTAGCCCTCTCGGATAGCCGCATCGGGGTTAATGTCGATGGGCATAGCAATGCCTTTCTTCGGCGGGGGTTGAATCCGTAATGGGTGTCCCTAGGCGCGTTTGAAGCGCTTACTCCCTGGTCAGAGGGCTAGGGACCGCCTATCAGGCGAACAGCACGTGTGCGTTGATCTCGTCGGCAATGTCCGCCACACACCGACGCCTGCCACCAACCGCCGCGAGCTGAGAGATCAGCTCCTTGGCCTGATCGCACCACTTGGCGAACCCGGCGATCGACTGGTAATCGCCGTAGTCGTTGACATTCACCCGACACCCGCAGGGCTTTTCGACCATTTGCTTGTACGTGCTCACTGCGTTTCCAATCTCTTTGTACCAACCTCTTAGTTGAGGGCAAAAAAGAGGGGCCCTCTGCGGACTGCTAGACGAATGCCTGGTAGTAGTTCTCCTGGTTGTGGTACCACTCCTCGATCCTGGAGAACGCGGACCATTCGTCCCAGGACGAGCCAACGAGAATGGCGTGGTCCCCGAGGACCGCATATGCCTCGTGCGTCTCCCATTCGGTCGATCCGACCTGCTCGACCTTGCGCAGGGTTAGACCCTTTAGCTCACCGAGGCCGCTGAGCATCTTGAGGCCATACTCATATGAGTACGCGCTGTAGCTGAAGTCGATCATTTCTCACTCCCGTTGTAGAACTCGATCGCCATCTCGACCTGGTAGTCCAGGACGAGTAGCTCGGACCATGTCGCACTAGCCGCTTTGGACGTCCACCCGAAGGCGGGGCTGTGGTGGGCCTCCGCAAGCTTGAGCAAAGCCGCGGTGAGTGCCCGGCCCAGCTCCTGAAGCTCCGAATCCGTCAGCTCTTTGAACATGCCGGTCCTCCGGTTGTGGCCAAGGGGCCGCGTCCCTTCGACGCGACCCTGTGACCACCGCCGAAGCGGTGACGTGCCTGGGCACGTGTATCCCAAGGCCGGCCGGGGACTACCTGTCCTTGATCTCGCCGGTCTCTCGCCAGACCTTGAACGCCTTGGGGATGCTGATCCGGACGGGACTCTTCTCGCTGAGGAAGTCCAACGCGTGAGCCCAGTAGGCCATGCTGAAGTCCCATGCCTCATCGGAGTTCTTGGGCTCACCCGAGGCGTCCTGGAAACCCCAGACGTAGGCGCACGCCTGCTCACTGAGTACGAAAGCCTGGCTACTCTTCCAATCGGGAAGCTCCAGGCTGATCTTGGCCATCTCCCTGTAGTTGGGTTCCGCTGCCATGCGCACATCCCTCCAGTTGTGACCAAAGGACCACGTGCCATCCACGTGATCCCGTGATCACCGCCGAAGCGGTGCTGTATCTGCTAGCCAGCCCAGATGAGTTCGGTGTCCACGGCCCTGTAGCCGCCCGTCGAAGCGTCCTGGTCAAGCTTGACCAGGGCACCACCCGTGATGTCACAGCGACCGCCCACCCGAGCGAAGCCCAAGCCCTTGACCATCACCCGCTGGCCGATAAAGAGCTTCTGGCCATCAGAGTCGGTGCGACCGATCCACTCCAGACGGTCGCGACCCTCGGCGAGGTAGGAGCCGGGAGGCCACTCCCCCTTGCAGTACGCGGTCAGGTCGGCAAGGCACTCCTCTTCGGACGTGACGCCGGTGATGAAGCCGTCCACAATGCGGGTGAGCGTCACGGGGTCAGGGATCAGCATGGTTCCTCCAGTTGTGATCCAAGGGCCCGCCCAATTGCGGGCCCCAAGACCACCGCCGAAGCGGTGTTACCAACCTCTTAGATCGGTGCATGGCCGTTGCTGGTGAGGGACGAGATGCGCTCCAGCAGGGACTCGACGCCGTCCTCGGACAGGTGCCCGATCACGTCACCAGCGATCGGGGTGTCGTAGGTCAGTTCGTAGTCGGCGCCGTCCCACTTCAGGACCGCAAGCTCCGTGCCGTAGCTGAACGAGTGGTTCACGACGGACGCACCGAAGCCATTGTCGAAGCGGTAGAGGTGCTGCCATCCACCGTTGAGGGGCCTGCGGTTGATCGGCTCAAACCTGCTCATGCGAACCTCCAGTTGTGATCTGAGGACCACACACTCGTGTGGTCCCAAGACCACCGCCGAAGCGGTGTCCAGCTCTACTTGGTGCAGAGCTGGTCGTACTTCTTGGCGGCCCGGCCGCCCCAGTAGTAGCCGAGCTTCTTGTGAGCCCCGGCGTACTTGGCGACCTTGTAGACCGCCTCTGTCTTGTCGCCCTTCGTGACGCAGACGATCACGCCGGGGTGGTTGTAGCTGAGCGCCCAGTAGGCGTCCTGCTTCACCTTGCCGTGGGCCGCATAGGCGACAGTCGGCTTGGCGGGCTTGGTCGGGGCTGCATGTGCAACGCCCGCCGTTCCGGCGAACGCCACAGCCGCGATTCCCAGAGCCATTGCCATCTTGCGAATCATGTCCATCTCCCTCAGTTGTGACCTAGGAACCGCATGGCCTTCCATGTGATCCCTAGGCCACCGCCGAAGCGGTGGTTCTTGCAGGCAACCCGCTGCAATCAGCGGAGACTTTCACGGCTCCCAAACGCGGGACCGTCTTCAGCGTCAATCGCGGGTCACCCTCTTGCGATGGCACGGGAAACCACTCCCGTACCGAGTTTTTGTGATAACCGTCGCCTAAGCGACGGCGAGATCTCTTGCCATTACCACGGGACTCTCACGAATCCCGCCTCACCTAACCGCCAAGCATTGCGGGCAAGGGGCCAACTTTCGGGCCTTCCTTGCAGTACGTTGCCGGGCCACGGTGCCGATCTGCTGGGCAGGTAGCAAGTAACCCCAGACCTAGATCAGACAAACACCAGCCATTTCCCGTCCCGCAATGGGGGGACGGGCCTTTTGTTCCCGACGAGTCATCTACCGATACCTAACGCTCGGTTCAGGCTCAATCTCCGGCCCGGCATCTCAGCAGCAACAGCCATTCCCAGGGGTTCGCAACCCTTCCCCTCGCTTCCCGACTGGCCAATCCAACAAGCCAGCAAGCACAGCGAGTGCCTGGATTGCGCGCCTTAGGCGCAGCGTGTTGCCCGGACTCCGGGCTCTTAAGTTCTCAAACTGCTTACGGTCCCGGCTTGAGTCGCCGTGATCCGTCGCCTCCCGTCACACTCGGGAGGCTCAGAGGGTCACCGGCCGAAAGGTTCTCCGGCCTGCCGCCCGGTCTTGCTGGGCGGTCTCGGTCTTGCTGGGGCTGATCTTACCAACCCCTAGCGATTGTTCCACCCTCTTGTTTGAGGGCCGACTTTGCCGATCTGGGCTGTTGGGCCACTCCCCCGCACTCTGACGGGTTCGTCGTGGTCCGCCCTGTTCGGCGTGGTCACCACTCTACAGGAGGTTGGTAACTCTCGCTACCTCTCCCCCGCCTCCCTTGCGGGTGGCGGTCTGCCTTGCCCTTCCGCCGTGGTGGCCGGTCGTGCTTGGCATGGCTGTAGCTTGGCACAAGAGGATGGAAGTTGGCAAACAGAAAGGGCGAATAAGGCGCTGATCTGCGGAATGTGGACGCCTTTGTGTGCGCGGTTTCCCTTCCACGAAAGGGGCCGAACTGCGGACAAGGGGAGGCAGGCAGGAAGAGAGCGACATGCAGCGCTAGAGAAGGGCAGGACAAGGCGCTGAGACACGGGCAGGGCACAGACAAGGCAGGGCACTAGGGCACGGCACAGCAAGGCGAGACAGAGCGAAGGGCGATGACGTGAGCAAGCGCAGTGAGATGAGCGCGCTCAACAGCGCGCGATGTGAGGTCACAGTGATGGAGAAGAAAGAAGCCTTGACCTGCGGTTTTGTTACTTCTTTCAACATGGGCGCCACATGGTCGCAACGATCATGGTCTCGCCTGCTCAGCGGGGGTGTGGGGGGGTGCATACATACGCCTGCGCGCGAGCCCGAGGGTCCTGCCTCCTCCGACCAAGTACAAGTCTGGGATCGCTCTGTAGAGGCCGTAGCCGGCCTTCTAGCAGAAGGTTGGTAGCCGGGTCTCCAAAATACAAAAACCCCGCTCAGGGGGGCCTTCTGGGCCCTAGAACGGGGTTATTTGTGGAGCTGTTGGTGGGTCATGTCGCCGACCCGGAATCTGCCTCTGAAATCCGTGCGACGGGGGCCCCGTATCGGGCCCCTCCGGATGCCGGCGAGGTCTGATTCGGGGCATATCGGATCTCAGTTCTTAGTGTCGTCTGTCGAAACGTTTGGAGCGCTGTCCGCAACCCAGAACCCCGTTGTCAGGGTGCCGTCCTCTATGTCGGCCATGATGATCGGGGCTTCACGAGTTGGTGCCATGACGGGGTTGAAGAAGAAGCTCGGCCACGGCCGGCCGAGTTCTAAGTGGACCAGGTACAGCCAACCGCTGCCCTTGTACCGCATCCGCTCGACTTTGAAGCGGTCACCTTCGTGGAGCAGCTCGACTTCACCAACTGGAAAGCCGTGCAGGCTCCCAGGAGGGACTCCGGCAGCCCTCATAACCTCGTTGATCTCCCCGATGGGAATCCAGATGGCGAAGAAGTTGTGGTTCTTGTCGCTCCACGAGCGCAACAGCCGCCCCTTGAAGGGCGGAAGCAGATAATACGACGTTGACTTGTTGAGACTGATCCCGGTCGGGACCGTGTACTCGTAGAGGAAGCCGTCCTCGTAGCCCTGACGGACGATATGGATACCTGAAGGGTGGTTGACGATTACTTCCACATCCGTCGTAGGCCGCAAGGGGTTCCTGGGGCCGCGCCGGGAGGAACCCCGGCCGGCCTTGTGGTATGGAATGTCCATAACGTACAGGTATACCGCTAGATGTCGATTTACGCTAGGAAGTTTCGTAACTCTAGGTAGCTCTCTTTTTACCCGGTTAGGACGTTGGGACGGCCTGCCAGGTGCCACTTACGCTCCACGGTGAAAGAGACGCGCCCTTGCTCGCTCACGGGCTCTCCCACACTCTTGGCCCAGGCCCTCACGAGAGCGGCCTCAGTAGGCTGTCCACCCTTCGCGCGGGAACGCCGGCCCCGGCCGGCCTTGGAGTCCGCGGGCTCCTTGGGGACGACAACAGAGCACTCTTCGATAGCCTCCCATGCCTCCGTGAACAACTTCTGGTGCTCGTCACATAGGTCAACCCGCCGCCTCTCACCCCTGAGGTTGGTCCAGGTGTTGTGGTGGGTCGCCTCAACGTGGGAATCCTCATCTCTGTCACGATGGTGATCACAGATGGTGATGACCTTGGTAGCCATGTCTGCTCCTTCGGGCTCCGGGCCCTAGATAGAAGAAAGAAGTGGGCCCTTAAGGTCTATTGTACCAACCTACTACAAGCTCTTAAACGCAAGAAAGCCCCCCGCCACGAGGGCGGGGGGCAGGGTCTACCAGCGTTCGACTCGCACGACGTCCTCCAGGAGGACGATGAGCTGTGTTGCTAGCGCCTGATGGAGCCGTAGGACATCATCCAGGCCAACACCCACCTGATGCCGCAGCTCCACCACTCGGCCGTCGTCGTCCTGGCCGTACAGGTTGGCCAGGACCCCGATGGGGGAGGTGCTACCAACCGTGTAGAGGGCCGGCAAGCCCCTACGTAGAGCTGGGCAGGCGGTTAGGGCCTCCGGGACGCATGCTCGGCAGGTGGGGGCATGGGTAGTTGCCTGCGGGGCCTCGTTGACGGGCAGCGCGGAGGGCATGACCCACCAGATACGCCTGGTGTCGGGGTCGGTGGCCGACTCGCCACAGACCCGACATCGCTGCTTCAGCATGCACCGCCGTTGACGCAGCGAATGGATCATGGGCCACAGGGGCGTTCCCTCCCGCACGCCCTCCCGCAAGGTGCCACAGCGAACCCATAGCGCTCCGAACATCCACTCCTGCGGAAGCGCGTCGCGGTAGGTCAGCCTCGGGAGCCCCGCCGCCCACTCGAATGCGAGCGGCAGGTCGAGACTTTCCTCGGCGTACGGCGTGATGTAGGGGGGCTTTCGTCGGGTGTGGGCTGGGCCATCGACTCTCACAGACCCCCCTCAGGACTTCCAGAGAGCTGCCCGCTGGTCGGCCTCCGCTTCGGCCGCCTCCAGCTCCCGGATCTTTCTCGTTAACGCCCGCACTGTCGTTGCGGAGAGCCTTGCTGAGGGCTCCGCCCTTTTGGCGTGAACCGCTTCCCTCTCGCTGGGAATCCACGCGACCCAGCCGGGGATTCCGATCGGAACTTCGCGGCCTCCAGGCCCAAGGGGTATCGAGTTTCCGTCCATGGGGTCATGCTGCCACGTCTAGGTGTAGTAAACCATCCCTACGTGCATTGCAGTGCGTCGTCGTGTGTCTATGTCTAGCCTGCTATGGCTACCTATGTTGACTGCTCGTGGCTGAAATGCATCCCCAGCGCTCCAAGTGGAGGCAGGCTTTCCGGGTCATCAAGGAGCAGATTCGCGTGGGCGAGCTGGCTCCCGGAGATCGCGTGCCGACTATCCACGAGCTGATGGCCGACTACGAGATGAGCAACACCGTGGCGCAGAAGGTCCACAGGGCCCTGCGGGATGCGGGCCTCGGCGAGACGGAGCCTGGGACTGGTAGCTACGTCCTGGAGGGCGCGGCAGAGAAGGCCGGCGACCCGGACTAAACGGGCCTGGAACGAAAAAAGGCCCCCGGCCGGAGCCGGGGGCAGTCTCTTTCACTGGATGTAGGCGACCTTAGGCGCTCACACACCTACCGGGGCGAGATGGACGACCTTCAGCGGGCGGAAGCTACGGTTAAGCCGGGCCCAGGAGATGTTCGTGAACTCCGCCGTGTCGACGATGCAGGCCCAGCCGTCTGGGCCTCCCCGGTTCTGCCAGGCGTCACCGTCTGAGTCCAGCACCACGGAGCCATACGGAGGCTCCTCGGGCAGGGGGAGGTCCTGGCCGCAGGCATAGCAGGTGTCGCTCACACAGTCTCCTCGTCGCCGTTGTCGCCGGGATCTCCGGCACAGATGAGGGTGATGGGGCCCAGCTCGTTCACGAGCCGGTACCAGGTCCAGCCGGAGTAGTCGTATCCGCCCACGGCGCAGTCCCAGCGGCCGACACCCTGGAGCTGCCAGGCGTCCTGATAACTGTCCACGACGATGGCCTTGTAGCCCTTGGGCTCAACAAGCAACTCGGTCACACGGCCTCCTTGGCGTCGTGTACGAGGGTGATGGGGCAGAGATGTTCGATGATCGTGCGCCACTCCCATCGGCTGTACTCGTCGGAGTCGATAGCGCAGTACCACCGGCCGTCGTCCCTGCGCTGCCAGGCGTCGTCCATGTAGTCCAGGACAACGGAGCCGATGGCCGGCTCCTCAGTGATGACCGTCATGCTGCCTCCTTGGTGGTTTCCAGGCGGATGCGGGCCAGGAAATCGACTATCTGGGCCCTGATGTGTTCCGTCTCGTGCTCGCGGTAGTCACTGTTCTCCAGCCGGCCCTCCAGGTGTGCCTGGAGCGTGAACAGCGTTGCCGGCGTCAGGTCCGCCAGCCCGTGGGCCTCGAAGGGGCTTGGGCAGGAGCAGCCGGAGTCGTCGGCGAAGAGGAGCTGGCCTTCGGCGTTGCGCCAGATGACCGTGTAATCGAACCCGTAGCCGCCGTCGTAGAAGTCGATGCAGCCGACGATCTCCAGGTTGAACTTCTCGGGGGTGTCGTAGACGTTGTTGAACCAGCTCAGGGGTTCATCTCCTTGTGAGGGGTTACGACGCGGGCGATGCCGGCACCCCTGATGAGCTTCAGGCAGCCCTGGCAGGGGTCGTCGGTGCAGTAGAGGGTTGCGCCTACGCAGTCATCCCGGTTGGCGTCGAGCAGTGCGTTGGCCTCAGCGTGGACGCTTCGGCAGTCGCTGTATCCGGGGCATATCTCCTCGCCCCTTTCGGCCTTCGACACCCTCAGGCAGGGCCGCTCGATGCATCCCGGTGCTCCGGGAGGGACTCCGTTGTAGCCGGTCCCTGCGGTGCGGTGGTCGGGGCGTGCGATGACCGCACCAACGCGGCGACGGACGCAGTCGCCGCGCTGAGACACAGCCGAAGCGATTCCAAGGAAGTACTCATCCCAGCCAGGCCGGCCGTGAGCCTCGCCAGGTCGAGCTTGGATGGTGAATCGGTTCTGTCCATCGAAGGAGACAACCTCTTCGTAGTTGTCGAGCAAGGGGCTCCTAGAAGTCGTGCAGGCAGAGCGGGCAGTGGTAGATGTGCCGGGAGGAGAGCTGGAAGGCGAGCGGCGCCACGTCCGTGAGCCGCTTGTTCATCGCGGCTATGGCCTCGTTGTAGAGGTCCACCAGGTCTTGCTCGGTCACGTAGGCGTGCCCGCACTCCACGCAGATGGAGTAGACGCCCGAGGGCGGGACCGGCTCGTCCCGCCCGCAGGAGTAGCAGAAGTCGGGGCTAGGCAAGGCCGAGCGCCTTCGCGATGGTCCAGATCGCGCCGAGGATCACCATGCAGTAGACGAGTCCGACGATGTCGTTGATCTGTCTCACGAGCCGTCCCAGAGTTCGTTGACTTCGAGGGTGTTCTGGAGGCGGTCCTCCAGGGCGGTGAGACGTTCTTCGAGACGTGAGCGGAGCATTGAGCAGTTATGTGCTGGCGGGAAGCTGAACGTCTCCTTCGCGCGCTCCATGTTTTCGACGGTCCTCGTGACTGCTGCGGCGATCTCCCCCAGGTAGCTGGGCTGCTCACTGATCGGGATTGAGCTGAGCGCCTCGCGGAGCTGCTGGTAGAGCTTGGTCGCAGCCTCGATGCTCAGCGGAAGCGGCTGGTGCTGGGTCAGGCCGGGTACCTCGAAGGTGGCCCGGACAAGCACCACGTGCTCCTCCTCGAACTCGTGGTAGGCGGGCGCAGCCGTGACCTCCCGGTAGATGGGGCCTCGGGCCTCGTTGTCTCTCACCACGCCTTGTAGCCCTCCTCGGTCAGGAACTGGTTGGTGACGTCACGCCAGCCGGGCGGGTCGAGCTTCCAGACCTTGACGCCTTTGGCGCAGCCGCCTCTGAAGGACCCTTGGATGGACAGCTTCAGCGGGCCGGTGGAGCCGAACAACTGGCCTCGTGCCCGGATGCCCGTCACGAAGTAGATCTCGGTGGGGAATCCTCCGTCAGTCACTCGAACTCCTTGGCCACGGCGACGTCGCCGACGTAGATGGTTTTGTTGACCTTCACGAGGGCCGGTGTGGCGGTGATCCCGAACAGCCGGGCGACGTATCGCCCGGTGTCGGTGCTGACGTCGAGCTTCCGGATGGGTGCGCCGGCCTCGATGGCGGCGTCCACCTTGGGGCTGATGCGGCGGCATGGGCCGCAGGTGGGGCTCCAGAAGTACAGATGCATCAGGCGAGCACCGCCTTAATGAGGCCAGCGATGGCGGCGACGAAGGTCACGATGATGAGGAGGAAGAAGAGTAGGGCGACGGTGTTCCCCACGAACTTGGCGAGCTTCTCCATGCAGATCCCTTTCAGACTTCGAGGAGCGACGAGAGAGCGCGGACGCGCTGGTCCATCTGGGAGGCCGCGGTGAGGTCGCCGGCCTCCTGAGCGCGCTGGAGCTTGCGGCGGTAGGTCTCCAGGTGGCGCTTGGCCTTGGCGCGGAAGTCCGCGCGCTGGTGGAAGTTCGCCTTCGCCTTCAGCTCGGAGTTCTCCAGTTCCAGGTTCTGGACCTGGTAGGCCAGGAGGTCGATGTACGTCTTGGCCTGGGAGCTGTTCTTCTTGGCAACCTCTGATGCGGTGGCTGCGTCCCGGTTGGTAGGCATGGGGTCGCCCTCCTTGATGATCTCGTAGCCCTCGTCGGGGACTTCGACGGTGATGTGTACGTAGGTGGGTGTGCCGAAGCGCGACTCGATCTCGGCGCGCTTGAGGGGGATGTGCGTCCCGTTGGGGATGAGCCAGAACCGGTCTTCGCGCTGGAAGAAGGTGAGCTTGGTGTCGCTCATGCGGCCCTCCGGATCTCCTCGTTGCCGAGGACGTCTCCGAAGTCCTGGAAAGCGCCGGGGGCGATGCAGTGGAGGTGGGCGAGGATCTCTTCGGCCAGCTCGCGGATCTCGGCGTCGGCGGCAACGTGGTAGCGCTTGGTCAAGACCTCGCGCCAGGCGCGCAGGTTGCCGGTGACGACCATGTCCACGGGCTGGGCGTTGAGCAGGAAGGCGCGGGCCGCTTCGCGGGCCTGCTTGCGGGGCATGCCCTGGGCAGCCAGCTCGTTCCGTACCTGTACGTACAGATCGACGGCCTGGGCGTGGAAGGCGTGCAGGTCGCCTTCCATGTCGGTCCCCCGCAGGGCGGGAGGGATGGCAGGCTCGCGGCCGGTTTGGTCCACGTAGCGCTGCGACTGCACGCTGAAGCTGAGGTGCCTGTGCCTGGTCAGTTCGGCGAGCAGGGACCGGCTGACGCCTTGGATGAGGAAGGTGGCCGATGCGTGCTCCAGCACCGAGAAGTGCTGGTGGGCGATGATGTTGGCGAGGTATCCCCGGTTGGTCGAGGTGTCGGGGTTCTTACGCTCCCAGGCTTCGTAGCACTGGCGGCCGGCGGCCTCAGCCAGAGCGTCTGCCCAGGTGACCCATGCCTCGGTCTGGAAGCCAGTAGCTTCCTGGAAGGCGTGGGTGTCGAAACGAGTGCAGGCGATCAGCTCTACGCTGCTCAAGGTTCTCCTTGTTAGTGGTCGGCTCCGTAGAGGGAGCCCCAGGAACGGGCGGCGACTTCGGGCTCGGTGACGAAATCCACGCCCTTGATCTGTGTGCGTAGGCACTCGCCGATCTCCTTGGCCAGGTCGTTGGCCTGGTTCTTGGGGAGACTGGCTACGACTTCGTCGTGGACGGGGAGACGCAAGAAGGAAGTAAGTCCGGCGCGGTCGGCCTTGATCAGCCCTCGGGCTGTCACGTCGCGGCTGGCGGACTGGATGGCGTAGTTGATGGCGCTGTAGGCGCGGGCGGAGTCCACGTACAGGCGGCGGCCTGTGATGGTCTCGATGTAGCCCTGCTTACCTGCGGTTGCGGTCATCTCCTTGGCGAGCTTGGAGACGCCGGGGTATGCCTTGTTGAATCCCGCGATGGTCTTCCTGGCCATGGCTTCGGGGATCTTGGCCTGTTCGACCAGGGCCTTCCATCCCCCGCCGTAGCAGACGAGGAAGTTCGCCATTTTGCCGATCTTCCGGGTGACGCCTGCGGCGTCGGCGGTGATCTGGTGAAGGTCCTCGCCTAGCTCGAAAGCGCGGTACATGCGCTCGTCACCGGAGAGGACTGCGGCCATGCGCAGTTCCTGTGCGGCGTAGTCGATCGAGGCCATGACGTGGCCTTCGTCGGCCAAGAAGCACCTGCGGACTATCCAGTCACCGGACGGGAGGGTCTGGGCCGGGATGCCAGTGATGGACATGCGGCCCGTGCGGGCCTGAAGGGTGTTGATGTTGGCGTGGCAGCGACCGTGCTCGTCGGCGTTGGCCAAGAAGGATTCGGGCCAGGTGCCGGCCCACTTGCCTGCCTTGCGCATCTCCTTGATGCAGCGGGCGAAGTACATGCCACCTTCGGCCAGGTGCTCAAGCAGGTCGTCGTCTACCTGGGGCTTGCCGGTGGGGGTCTGCTTGAACTCCAGGTGGCCCATGTAGACCAGGGCCTCGAAGACGTTGTCGGTGCTGTTGGGGTTGAACTCGTCGACGTCGATGAAGCCCAACTTCTCGACCTCGCGCTCGATCTCCATCTGCCACCAGGTCTCCTCCTGACGGAGGCGGGTGGCCAGCTCGTTGGTGTAGGGCTGGTCGAGGAGGAAGCCTTGCTTGGAGATGTCGGAGCAGATCCGGGCGATCTCGTGCTCGTAGCCGATCAGGTGTCGGGCGCTGTCGGGGACCTTGGGGAGGAGTGTCTTGGCCAGGACCCAGGCCAGGACGGGGTCCATGAGCGCGTACATCTGGAAGATCTCGTCGTCGAGTGAGACCTGCTCGAAGTAATCGGCTTTCTTGAGGCCGAGTTCCTTACACTGCTGGCCGACCGAGCCCTTAATCTGCTTGGCGGCCACGGGGTCGATGAAGACCTCGGTCAGTTCCTCCAGCTTGTGGCCTGGACCGCCTTCCTTGCGGGCGCGGGAGTCCACGAGGCGGGAGATGATGCCGGTGTCAATCGTTTTGGGGAACAGCTCGGCGAGGGGAACCCCCAGGTGGCGGTCAGCCACCTGGAGGTCGAATGCTGCGTTGTGGATGTAGAGCTGCTTGGCGTGGCGCAGCGTGGTGGTTGTGTACCAGGCGAAGCGGGGGTGTCTCTCCACGGGCAGGAACCAGGTTTGGTCCCCGGCGCTGAACTGGGCGGCCCGGACTCTGAAGCCGGGCTTGTAGACCTCCAGGCTCGTGGTTTCGGTGTCGTAGCCGAACTCGGTGTGCCGGCCTGCCCAGTCGGCGAAGGCGGGCAGGTCCTCCTGAGTTTCGACAACGTGACCGGTGACAGTGCGGCCCGCGAGCCGCATCTCGTGGGTCCGCACTACCAACCTCCTAGTTCAGGGCGTGACTTAGCGCTGCTTGACAAACAGGGGCTTGCACTGGTCGGGGTTGCCCTTCTCCAGCGGGCAGAAGTGCGCGGCCCAGGGGCCCTTGGCACCGTTGCCGGTGCGGTAGGTCATCTCACCGTGGGCACAGCTCTTGCTCTCCTGGCCGGCCGGAGCAGATGCCTGCGGGCGGGCCGGGGCCCCGCCGTTCGCGGCGGGTCGGGCTGCCGCCTGAGCGGTGCCCGAGTCGAGGGACTTGGCGAACCTGGCGACCTTGGCGGTCAGCTCCAGCAGGGCCTTGGCCTCGTTGAGCGTGGCCATGGCCTCCTCCACGGAGTTGGAGTGGATGACGGTCCACGGGGCGTCGAAGCCCGCGCCGTACTTGACGGTGGTGACGATCTTGCCCTCGGAGGTGCCGTTGCTGGTGATGGTGCTCTCCTTGCTCGGGGTGGTGGTGTTCGGGGTCGCCTGCGCCTCGTCGGCGGGCGGTTCGGGGGCGGGGGCCTCAGCGGCCCAGGGGTCCGCTGCGGGGGTGTCGGTGGCCCAGGGGTCTGCGTCGAACGCGCTCATCTAGCTACCAATCTCCTGTTTGAAGGTGTGGGAAAGGGATGGTGTGCTACCTGATGGGGCAGGCTCCGTTGGCACAGTCCTCGTCGGTGCCGTCTTCGACGTTGGTCAGGCCGGTGGAAGCCACCCAGTCCTCGTAGTCCTGCTGGGTGATCCGCTCGTAGGGGGCCAGCTCGTAGCCGCGCTCGGGGAAGATGGTGGACCCCTTGAGGGTGCCGACGTACTTCTTGAGCGTCTCTGACAGGGACTCGACGGTGTACTCGCTGGGGTTGAGGTTGGCGGTGAAGCTCACCGCGTTGTCGGCGTACTCCTCCTGGACCATCTCCTGGAAGGACAGGAGCTGATCGAGGGTGAGTTCGTCGGCGGACTCCACGATGCCGCCGGGCCAGCCGGCCGCCTCCACCCGCTCCACAACGGACTCCTTGGAGGGGATCTCCACGACGACGGTGTTGGCGGCCTGCGGGTCGTCCACCACGTTGTAGCCCTGGGCGCGGTACGCCTCCACCTGAGCCTGCTGGTCGGTGTCGAGGGTCGAGAAGCGGATGCGGCGGATGTAATAGCGGCTGAAGACCGGGTGAATGCCTTCGGTGGTGCCGGGCAGCTTGGCGATGCTGCCGGTGGGGGCGATGGTGGTCACCTTGACCGGCTCAGGAATCCTGAGCTGGAAGGCGTACTTGCGGGCCTCATCCCGTACGGCCAACTTAAGCCTGCGCAGGATCGCACGGACGATAGCCCTCTTAGGTGCCGTGCTGTAAGGGATGCCCATGAGGGCCAGACCCTCCTGGACGCCGAACAGACCCACTCCGATGCGGCGGTTCTTGGCGAGGATCGCCGCCTGGTTGGGGTCGTTCACGTCCCCGAAGGTTGCCCGGATCAGGAAGCGGGTCATTAGCCTCGCGGCCTTCTCAGCTTCGTCGAAGTCGAAGTACGACTTCTGGGCGAACGCTGCGAAGTTGAGGTGGCCGAGGTTGCAGTTCTCGAAGGGCTCCAGGGCGATCTCCCCGCAGGGGTTGGTCGCGTAGACCTCCCCGGTCTCACCCTCCTGCGACAGGTCGCGGTTCCAAATGCCAGGCTCCCCGTTGAGCAGCATCCCCTGGGAGATGCGCTCCAGGACGGCCTGGGCGTGGCTGCGCTCCTCGGGATCAAAACCGTGGCCGTGGATGGCGTCGATGAAGATGTTGTCGATGACCACCGAGATGTTGGTGGTCCAGTGGCCGCCGCCCGCCTTGCTGTCGATGAAGTCGAAGATGGCCGGGTCATCCCAGGGAAGCATCGCCATGCGGGCCGAGCGGCGGTTGCCGCCCGCCACGACGCACTGGGCGATGGCGTGGTCCACCGCCATGGCGTCCAGCGGGGTAACCGTCTCACCCTCTCGACGGTTGAGCACGGCGGCGACTTCGAGCAGCATGCGTGCCAGTGGCGCCGGTCCGCTGGCTGTGCCCCCGAAGGTCTTCAGGCGGGAGCCCGCGCAACGGACGTTGGAGACGTCGAACACCCGGTCCATGTGCAGGGTGTCGGGGCGCATGTACGAGTCGAGCAGGTCCGACAGCGCGCCGGCCCAACCCTCGCGGGAGTCGTCCACGACCAGGGGCCAGTCCCACTCGTGGGAGAACTCGTCCGACAGCAGGCCCTCGGACCTCATCGCCTCGTAGTCGGGATGCGCCGGGTCACACACGATGTGGACGTCCAGCTCGTGCCGTACGGGGCCGTAGACGTCGAGGAAGTTCGAGGCGTAGTTGCTGCCGACTCCCCCGCCTTCCATGAGGCGGAGGAAGGTGAACTCGAAGTGCTCGGAGAATCTGTCGGTCCAGCCTGAGGTGTGGCAGTTGAACAGGTACTGCCGCCCGCGGACTCCACTGGCCCACAGGTGCCGGCCTGCCGGGAGGACGGCGAAGGACTCCATCAGCTCGGAAAGCTCCCTGCCTTCCCTGAAGTAGGGGGCTCCGTCCTTGGGCCACTGGACGAGGTCGAGGTTGCCGTGGACGACACGGCTGACGGTCTCGGGCCAGCTCTCCTTGGTGCCGTCCAGCTTGGTGCGGCTGTAGGTGCGCTGGTAGACGGTCTCGCCCGTGGGGCCGAAGGTGTAGGTCAAGTCAGTTCCCCTGGATTCTGGTGGTGGTGAGTGCGTTCGCGTTGGTCATGGCCTTGCGCCGGCCGGGGCCTTCGTGGCTGGTGATCTGCGGGTTGAGGTGGCGGTTCAGCTCGCGGGTGAGGGTGGCCACCGCATCGCTGACGCGTCGCTTGTCGGGCTCGGGGAGCTGTAGGTCCTCCGGCCCGAAGGCCGCCAGGATGGTGTCGTGGACCTTGTCGCTGACCCGGTCCAGGGCCGATCTCAGGTCGGCCAGGTTGACCCACAGGCTCTTGGCGTCCACCGCCACGGCGTGATCGACGTCCTTGCTGGGGGTGGTGTAGGAGTCCGGGTGGTAGTAGAACTCCTTGAGCAGCGCCCTGACCTCTCGCGGCGTGTAGACCACTGCCTGCGGGTTCTCCAGCATGTAGGCGTAGTGCTGCTTGCCGCAGTACACGCTGGCCCTGCGAGAGAGAAGAAAGAACAGCACCTCATACTCGCTGCGGTCGTAGTCGGCGGCCTTGGCCAACTGGGCGGCGTTGTGCTTCCACTCGCGCAGTGCTTCGGCCACGATCTCGGAGGCGATGTCGTCGGCCGCCATGGTCGGGTACTGCCAGGAGAACTTCCGGCCAACGTGGGCTGCTACCTGCATCAGCAGCTCAGCGTGCTCATCACTGATCAACAAGTTGCCAATCTCTTGTTTCCGGGCATACGTCAGGCGGCGGTGGCGAACTTCCCACCTGAGCCGCGCTTGATCGCGCCGTAGCGCTCGCCTTCGACGACGAAGGAGCCGTCCGACCACACATCGATGGCGTGGGGGCTGACGTCGTACTTGCCGACATACAGCAGCCCGAAGCCGCTCTGCCAGTTGGCCACTCCCCCGGCCCCGAGGTACTGGGTCTTGCGGTGGTCCATGAGGTTGCCGACCTCGAATCCCCAGCGGCGGACGGGCTTGCCGCCGATGTACTGGGCGGTGTGCCGGCGGATGCCAAGGCGGTGGGTGTGGCCCATGACGATGTTGGCCCCGGCCTTGGTGGCGTGGTTGTAGGCGGAGGTCCCGGCGATCTGGGACATGCCCTTGATCTCGTGGCCGTGGACCAGGACGGTGTCCTGACCGATCTTGAAGAAGGGCTTGATCAGGTCCACGCCGAAGCCGTCGAAGTCGAGGAGCTTGGCGAAGTGGAAGGTTTCGGAGAACTCCGCGAGGGCGGGGGCGTTCTGCGCCAGGTAGACGCGGGGGCGTTCGTCGTGGTTGCCCTCCAGGATGCCGACCGGGCCGCTGTAGACGGCCCTCAGGGGCTCCAGGAAGTTCTTCTTGCCGTAGTCGCTGTGTGAGATGACCTGCTGCTCGAACTCGTTGCGGGTGCCCTTGGACCACCTAGACGGTGTCGGGTAGTCCATGAGGTCACCGATCTGGTAGACCGCGTCCGGCTGGTACTCGCCGATGAAGGCGATCACGTTGCGGAGAGCCCGCTTGTCCTCGTAGGGGAGCTGCGTGTCACTGATGACCACGATGCGCTTGGTCAGTCCCACAGGCCCTCCTTGGCGAGCTTGTCCACGGTGTCCACGTACATGAAGGTCCAGCCGCCGGTGTGGGTAGCCCAGTGATCCTCGGCTGTCTTCTGGCGGTGGAAGATGCAGCCTGGCTCGCACCACAGGCCGTTCTTCTGGCGGGTCTTGTGCCGCTTGAGGGCGGCCTGGCGGGACTTGAGCAGCAGGTCTGTCATTCGTTCTCCTCTTCGTCCTGGCCGAGAATCGACTTCTCCTCGCCGCTCAGGGCGTCTTCGTCCCAGATGAAGCCCACGTTCAGCCACAGGTCGTAGCTGTTTGGCAGCTCCGGGTCTTTCCAGATCATGAAGCGACCGCCCTGGACCTCGTCCTTGCGGGCGTCGAGCGCCTCTTCCACCAGGTGCGCAAGCACGGTGTCGATGGTTTTGGCGCTGGGGATGATCAGGCCGTCTTCGGTGTGGTAGCACCAGCCCTTGGCCTGGAAGAGTCCTGAAAGCTCAGTGGGATCAAGCTCCCACTCCCCGGAGATCCGCATCAGCGAAGCCCCCGCCCGTAGCCGGGGTCGGCCGGCGTCCTAAGAGGTGCGTCGAAGGCTGACGGCCAGGAGGTGTAGTTCGGGGCGTGGACGGACACCGGGGCCGGCTCGCTCGGCGGAACCGGCGGGGCGGCCGGCTTGGCGTGCTTGGCCGTGTTGGTGGCGTAGCCGGTGAACGCCTGGTCCACAGCCTCCTTGAGCAGCGTGAGCTTGTAGCGCAGCATCACGTTGTAGGCGATACCGTCCTCAACCTCCTCCATTGCGTACTGGACCAGCTCCTGGAGGCTCATCAGCTCGAACTTCTGCTGGGAGCCCTCGTCGTATTGCGCCTTGCCGACGCCGAGGATGCGGGCCTGAACGGCTACCACGGCGGACATGATTTCCTGGGCGAGTTCCTCGCTGGTCATCGTGATACCAACCTCTTGTTTGGCTCGAAAAAAAGAGGGCCTGGAACGGGTGTCCACGGTCCAGGAATGCGTGATGTGTGACTTGTCCGAGTTCAGGCCCCGAGCTTCGCTCTCAGGCCCTCTCTCCCGTGCTCCCCGTAGAAGGAAGTAACATCCCCCCGGCTCATGGGTATGGGGCGGACATTGTCCAATCCCCCGGCCACCTTGGTCACGAAATCTCGTCCGGCATCATCGTCGTCGTGGAGCACGAAGACGGCGTCGAACTGCACCAGCAGCCGCCGCCAGACGGGCTCCCAGGAGTTGGCTCCGGGCGCTCCCACGGCGGGCAGGCCGGCCTGCGTGGCAATGGCCCGATCGAACTCGCCCTCGGTCACGCAGATGTTGCGTGTACCCAACTGAAGTGCCTCGGTGCCGTACAGGCGCGGGATGTCACCTGCGATGCTGCGGTACTTGGGGGTGGGGCCGTCCCCCAGTCTCCGGAAGCGGATGGCGATGCACTCGCCATCCGGGGTGAGGTAGGGGATGGACAGGTAGTTGCGCACGGCCTCATGGCCAGGCTCAGGAGAACGGACGACGCCGAACCGGTGGCTGGCGATGGTCGCCTCGGTGAGGTGCCTCTCCGGGCCCGTCAGATAGGCCAAAGCCTCGTCGTCGAGCTGGTCGTGGTACGCCCTTGAGGTCTTCTCCGTAAACAGCCTGGAGGACTGACTGGGGACTACAGCCTTCATTGAGTTCTACCCTCCTTACCAGGGTGTAGACGTTGCCCTTGGCCGGGCACGCCTGGCAGTTGAAGGCGTCGTAGCGGACGCTGGCGGACGCCTGGGTGTCGTCGTGGAAGGGACACTTCATCGACTTCCATCGGCCGCCCGCTTCCACGTGAGGGACGCTCGCGCCGAAGTACTCCAGCAGTGGGGTGATGGGGAGATCAGCCATTTCCAACCTCCTGTTTCAGCGGAGGAAAAGAGCCTTGCCAAGAGCGATCATGATCACCGGGTTGATGGGCTTGGGCTCCTTGACGGGCGGCCGGCTCAAGTCGGTCGGAGGCTTGGACTCGTAGTACTTGGTCTGCTTCATCGCTTCTTCCTCTGCCGTCCGTTGTTGTTGGCCTCTTCGGATGCGTAGCGGTGTCCGATGACCTCGATCGCGGGCGGGCGTTCCAGGTAGTCGGCGGCGGCCCGCAAGACCTCGGGCCGGTCTCTGGCGGCTGTGAGGAGCCTGCCGTTACACATCCGGCACAGCAGGCCCCGCACAACTCCGTCGCGGTGGTCGTGGTCCACACTGAGGCGCTGGCGTCGGGTGCCCAGGCAGATGGCGCACTTGCCTTCCTGGGCCGCGAAGAGGGTGTCGTACTCGCCGGCCTCCAGGCCGTAGGTCTTTCCGACCCGGCGGCGGTGGTGGGCTTCGCTGCGGGCCTGCTTCTGGCAGGTGGTGCAGATTTTTCCGCGAGGCCCCGTGAAGAATCGATCCGAGCGATTCTTCTCGCACCGCTTACACCTCCTCATGGGCCTCACGCTCCCTGAGGTGCTCCTCGCCGAACTCCTGCTTGAAGTCATCCCAGACCGCGTCCGGCAGGTTCTCTCCTGCCCGTCCTTCCATGTCGGTGATGAGCATCCGGTCCAGGTCGGCGTTCAGCTCGACTGACAGGTCTCCGGAGGCTGAAGCCTTGCCCGAGCGGTTCTTCAACACGTACACCCCGAGGGCCCGGCCGGAGGTGGTGTAGGTGTCGGTGTAGGCGAGCCCCAGGATGAGGGTCTGGAGCTTGGAGATCTTCCCTCTGATGTCCTTCAACTTGAGAGGCTGGTCTCCGCTTTCGGCGTCCCCCACGACGTGGTGCAGGACGACGACGGCGGCTTCGGTCTTCCTGGCCAGGTCGGTCAGGAACGACATGGTCGCTTCCAGGCCGGTGAAGCCCTCACCGCCCGCCTCATCGAAGACGTTGGCCAGGTTGTCGAGCACGATCAGTTCAGGCCATCTGCCGTAGGCGTAGGCGTAGGCCATCACCTCTTCCTCGATGTGGGTCAAGGAGGGGGCCGCGTCGAAGTCGAACCACATCTTGGTGTACTCGCGCAGGACCTTGTCGTACTTCTCGGCCTTGCCGGCCTTGTAGGCGGCTTCGATGTCGAAGACTCGATCGCCGGTGATGATGGCCGCTGCTCGGATGGCCTGGGTGACCTCGTCGGAGTCGGCGCTCATGTAGATGCCTCGGCAGCCTGAGCGGATCGCCAGGTTGAGCGTGAAGGCCGACTTACCTACTCCTGGCGCTGCGGCCACCATGGCGACCTGCGAGCGCCGGACATGGACGGTCGCCTCGGCGAGGGTCTTCCACACCACGGGGATAGGGGCGCCCGCGGACTTGGCTTTTCTCTTGGCGTGACTAAGCAGCAGCATTGGCCACCCACGAGGGGTCGAACTTGTCCACGCCGCCGAGCTGCTTGTGCAGCCACTTCAGCCCCAGGACGGTGATCCGGACCTGGGGGGTGCCGGCCATGTCCTCTCCGCTCCTGGGGTGGAAGTAAGAAGTAAGTCGCAGGCGGACGTGATTGGTGTGGTTGGCGTACGGCACGTTCTTCTGGTCGATCACCTTCAGCTCTCGCAGCTTGCGGAACAGCCGGACGCTGCCGATGTCGATGGCGCTGTCCCGGTTGAGGATGTAGCTGGCCTCGCGCGCCGAGTAGTCCCGCTCAGTGTTGGCCAGGACCTCCCAGGCGTCGGCGGCCGGCTCCAGCGCGGCCACCCTGGTCTCGGCGTAGTCGGCGCGGGAGGCTTCAATCTCCGCGCGCTGCCGTTCGGCCTTGGCGATCTCGATGGCCCGCCTGGTGCGGTCCGTCTCACGCTCCAGAGCGGCCAGGGGGTCGGACAGGTCTACCTCGTCCTGGACTTCCTGCTTGCGGGTCTGGACCGCGAAGTAGTTCTGGGCGGCTGCGATCTCGGGCTTACTCGGGTCGCCGTTCATGGCGACCATGTACGCCCCGTAGCGGGTGAGGCGGTAGTCCACCTGCTCCTGCGTGCCACCGAAGCCACGAGCGACATGGTTAATCTGTCGATTAATCATGCCCTGACCTGCGCCTGCACCCATGGCGTTGTCAATGGCCCTGATGGCTCGGGCGATGGACTTCTCGAACATCTGCCACGTTGCGTAGTTGACCATCGTGCAGAAGTCGCGGCCGGTCCAGTACTCGCCGCGATCGTCCACGCGACGGATGGCGTCGAAGGGGCTGGTGTTCACGGAGGCGAGATCGTTCAA